CTTCCGATCTATATGGGAGGGGGTGTAGTTTTTCCGACCCCTCCCCGGGGTGGTCAGGCTTCAGAATATTCTCTTGAAACCTTTCTATAACGATTCGTGAGATCAAGTCGAATGATGTCATCGATCGCTTGGCTCGTGATGAGCTCAATGTCACTGTCGCTCATGTCATCTGATACACGTGCAATGCGTGCTAGCAGCTCACGCGAGTAATAGCCATGTGATACGTCCCATGTATACCATTCATCTGGCTGTTCGAACGGGTTGAATGGATTGTCAACCGTTGTGATCATACTTTCTCTCATGCTTTGTCACCTGCCTTTACCTTTACGCTGCTATTATTAGTCAGCGTAGATACCGACACACCTACTCTATCTGCTACTTCAGCTAAGGTAAAGCCGTTTGATAGCAGTGTGTTGGCTAGGCTGATCTTACTTGGAGTCATTCCAGCTTTGGCCTTAGGCATAGCAAGTTCCTTGACTCGGTCTTCATCTGCATTCTGCAGTATCTCTTCAAGAGTAGTCTTAGATACAGCCCCAGCTTGAATAGCTTCCCATTCTCTATCTGCTATCTTAACGCGATACTTAGAAGCGCCTACTGCTTCACGAGCCTCTTTAATTTTAAGGCCTTTTAATTTCTTAATTTCCGAATCAGTCATGTCTGGATTAGCCAGTATTGCAGACTCAACCATAGAAGAAGCGATCAACTGAGCTTGTCTCTCAAGAGGGGCATTCTTTTTAGCTGTGTCAAGCTGTTTTTTTAAAGACTCCACTTCTTCAGAATATTTGGAACGGGCCTCTTTATTTAGGGTGGGTTCTTTTACGGAAATGTATTCTTTACGTGCACGGTTTCCAAGAGCTTTCATGTGATTCGCATAATCAGCATAGACCTCTTCCATGGGGAGACCTTTTCCAAACCCCCCACTCATTAAAGACCGGGCGTCTTTAGCTTCAAACATCTGGGTCGATGTTGTGGTTGGGGTCACGATTTTGCCAGTCTTTCTTGAGACATAGGGTTCACTCCAAAGGGTGTATTCAGATTTTCCGGTTTCCTTGTTATACTTTAACCGGCCTTTCGCATAAACTTTTTCGCCGGTGTCAGGATCAATTTCATAACGGCCAGTGGGATCTCTTTTCTCAACTCGAGTCTGACCACTTGCTCTTGAAAGAAGTGTAGATACCGAGGTTGAGTATCGCCCGGTTTCAGGATCAATGTGCCCCATGTATTTTTTCTTAAGAGCAGCAATACCGTTCTCCTCATATGAACGTTTGTAATTCAGATTATGCTTACCGGTGTCGATGATAACCATCGAATGACGAACAGCTCTAGCGATTTCGTCAGGTGTGGCACCTTTCAAAGTCATATCAGTGATTAGATTTGAAGCCATGCCCATTTCAATGTGTTCGCGACGCGAACCTTTCTTCCATGGGGACTTGTCAGTGACACCTGGATACTCTAGTTTCGGATCAAAATCTTTAAGCTTCTCTAAAGGTTTTTGAGTCTTGATGTTATGTCCTTTGGTTGGAATGCAAACAACCGTATCTCCGTCGAAGTCTGCACCGGATAGCTGTTCAGCAACTTTTGGATGAATGCCAACGGCGTCGATAGCATTGCCCATGATCTTCTTAGCTTCCGCATTCTTGTTGTTGACTATAAGGCGAGGAATTTCGAAACGACCGCCATGAGGGTACCGTATGAGTACTACTTCTTCTCCGTTCTCCAGTGTTGGAGCATAGATTTGGTTCTCTTTCATTGACGGAAACGGCAACAGAACTTTAGTACCTTGTCTCGGCATCGCAGCGGCTTTAAGATCAACAGCGTCTTTGTCGCAAGCATCAGCGAATTGTTTTAGCTCATGCTTTTTGACGATTGGATTCGTCAGCTCCATGATTTCCTGGAACTGGCTGTCTTTAATGTCTTTCGTGAGCTTTAACTGTTTCTTGGCCAGATCGACGGGCTGCTTTGCCAGCATCTGAGAGGCCAGAGAACGAGACCACTTATTCCAGTCGCCCTCTTCGTTCATGATATTCAGAGCACCGCGCTGTCCGCCTGGCTTGATTGCTACGCCGAACGGATTGATTGGGTCATCGGACTGTGGTTTGTATACTTTTTCGTCCGGTGTTCCTCTTTTTTTGTTCGTGTTGTAAACGATGTCGTAACCATCTGGAATTGAATCACTATAGAACGCCATACCTTTCATGTAGTATTTGCCATCTACAGCGACGCGAACCTGGGCATACGACGATGATCCCATATCAAGATCTTTTACGCCACGTCTAAGCTCCAAGGTACCATCTTTATCTACGCCGCCATCTTCTGCGTAGCGAATGTAAACACGTTTGCCAGAGATCTGTTCTGGCGCACGGAGTTTCGTATATGTAGAACCGCCATCTGTAGATGCAACGTCATCAATATTGTGAATCTTGTCCTTGTTCTGAATGACGTATTTCCATTCAGTATCAGGCGGCGCAAGAACAGTGACTGTTGTCTTCTGGGTTCCATTACCGGAAACATTGGCAACTTGAATTTTGTGACGCGTATAACCTTTTTCCTCCAACGCCGCAACAGCTGTGTCCAAACGGACTTTAGAAATGCCCAGATGTTTTTCGACGCCTACTCCGACGTCAATCATTCCTTTGTTCTTGATCTGATCCTCGAGCATGTCCATAGTTGTCCCGAGCTCATCTTTACGGATGTTTCCTGAATACTTCAGCCATCCACGAACGGTAGACTCATTAGTCTCCATTCTTTTAGCAATTGCCACATTAGACATGCCCTTATCTTTCAGCTTCTGCGCATACATCACATTAAACTTTTTGATTTCGTTAGCAGCCAATGATTTCTTTGCTCTGAACTGTGTTGATGATAAGCCCATCGACTCCCAGATCTCACGATCAGTCATACCCTTTTCTTTCAGTTCAGTAACATTCGACATAAAGTCTCTGCTTCGCTGAAAAGGGTTGTCGCCAGATCCCCAAGGATATCGACCCGAGTGTCTAGGCGTTCCATAATGCTCGATAACATCCGGATCGTCGTCGAGCGTGGAAATATAATTGTCGTAGATCTCGCACTGGTGCATGATCTCTTCGTCTGTCACGTGTCACCCCTCCTTAAGGATTTAATTTTAATTGTTCGAGAACCGAGTCGAACTTGATGATTTTATTCTCTATATCCATAATTCGCTCGGGAATCGGCTCATGTACCAGAATATCATCATTCTGGTAGATACGCAATTCGGCTTGAATATCTTTTGGATTCTTGTCGTATTCCAAGCAGAATAAGGCCATGTAAATCTCAAGCTGTTCCATGTGAGCCGGTATAGCACCGGTCTTCAAATCATGGATTCTCAAGAATCTGGTCTTTTCATTGTAGCAGATTGCATCAGCGGTTCCAAAACAATTGTCTGAATAATATAATACGGTTTCTGGGCTCATGCGATACTTAAGAGCATCGTTTACATACATGTTTAGTGTCGTATGTGTATTCTTAAGCGGAACGCCTAACTCAATTAGCTCTTTAGCTAGATTGTGTTTTCTCGTTCCAATTAACTTGGCCATAGAATTATGATACCGAGCGATCAGTTGATCTTCGGAATAATTTAGCCAGCTATGCTGTGATGCCCCAAGGTATGCATGAGCTCCCTCAAGTTTTGAATGCCTGTTCCATTTCATTGAGAATTACCTCCTTATTCTCAGGAAAAATAAAAGCGGCATATGACATGTCGCTGTACTTGGAAATATAATAGTCTTGATTCGGACGATGCTTGGATGTTTCTGTTTTTTTGCATTCGAGCATAGCCCAATGCGGACCATACAGAATAATCAGATCCGGAACGCCCTGAATATAATTCGCATCGTTCTTGATTACTTCGCATCCTTTAAATCTTTCCTTTAGCTCTTTAATCAAGTTCGATTGAAATTTTGACTCGACCATTACATTTCACCTCCTTTGCTAAAGATAATAGAGATGGCATATTCTCCCTATCCTCTCCATTATAGGGGTTGTAAAAAGCGCGAAACAAAATACTGCCTATTTCTGTTGCATTTCATGGCAAAACAAAAGAGCCCGTGTAAATATCACGAACTCCCTTGCTTCTGTCAGTCAAAGATCGGATAAAGATCTTTCACATACTCGAATGTATAGCCCTTATGCGACGACCTCATGCCTTGCAAGCAAAGATAGACACACCCTCTATTTCCATCAATACGATCTGCAGCTTCGTGATATGATGGAAAGATTTCATCCAGTTCTATAATTCGAACCATCTCATGCTTTGGACGTCTACCACGTCCGCCTAATCTGTAGCGAGCCAAAATATAATCACCTCGCTTTAAAACGAGACGAACTCGTCATTGAAGAAATCCTCTTCGTTGAACTTCTTTTTGTTATTCAAAGCCCGGCGAATGTTCTGATCGATACCTGGAGCGGCTAGGTAGTAATAAAACAGATCTTTGAACGGGGTGTTCAGTCTATCAATTCTTCCAGCCGCTTGTGTCATGATCTTGTACGAATAATTCAGACTGTAAAATATAATTGTGTCTGTGTCAATACAATTCCAGCCCTCAGCACCGGCCGTATACTGAACCAGATACGCCCATCGATCAGTTTTAGGAACTGGCTGATGTTTCTCTCCGTTCCATTCTCCATACTCGATCTGAGCTTTGTTCATAATCTCTCGCAAGATTTCGAGCTCGTATGTGAAATTGTAAAATATAATTGCTCGTTTATGTTCAGCCATTAGCTTACGGATGATAGTACGCCGAGTCGGATCAGTGTTCACGATTTTTCGCAACACATAACAAGCGGATGCTGCATTGACGCATGGTTCATTCTTGAACGGGTCCCATATGCCTCTGACACAATCTTGATACATTGCTTCGTTTCTACCAGCTGTTATGAATGTCTTATGGGGAATGGTCTCACGCTCAAACTTCATCGGAACCAGAATCGACGCTCGCAATCTTGATAGCTTGTCTGTGTTAATATAGCGATCAATCTTTGGATATTTGGCAAAACGCGCAAATATAATGTGCTCACGAGTGAACTGTGTTTTGTTCTTGTAGAACCCATTAGCAATGAACACTGGAATATAATCGGACCATGTATCGCCTGGGGTTGCACTTAGCAAAATCCATTGGTTGGTCTTAGAAATTTTTATAAAAGATTTAGACCAGGCCCCATAGCCAACCACTCTCTGTTCATCAAATATAAAAAACGCATTCTCAACGTTCTCATATTTACCAATGTTATTCCAAGAATCAACCACGACCTTTACGCCGTGAGGAGAAGCAGTCGGATCGGGGGATAGCAGAAAATGTGCCATATCACCTTCCCATTCGTGACTATCTCTTTTGCGAGCTGTAGTAATAATATACAAATCCCGCTTCTTTTTGGGATCCATTTGTTTATCCTTACCGCCGCAAACTTTGTTGAAATAGTACGCTAACGAGGTGATAGATTTTCCACTACCTACTCCTCCAACCAGGATGCATCCGTTATGCATCTTTTTCAAGGCTTTCTCCTGATGAGAATATAATTCCATTAGAACGGGACTTCCTCGCTACCCATATTTCTCTGATACTTACTTGCAAATTCGTCTTCGACAATTGTAACATACATTGTCTTGAGGTATGCCTTGACTCCGCTACTCCCGTTTACTTTCCAGCAATACGGACGGACAATCATGTCGACATTGGCAATCTCAGCATAATCCAGCTGATTGACTGTTGTTTCGTCGAGCGGGGCCATGTTATTTGACGTTACCAGCATGATCTTTGGAGGAATATGTCCGAATGCAACGCTTACCGGCAGCCAGTATGTCGGAATGTCGCCGTCTTCTCTTGGCGGCAGCTCTTTTATGTTCCAGCCGTCTTTCTTCATCATCGCAGCAAGATCAACGTCGAGCACAACACCGAAGTTTCTGCTGCCTTTCTTATTGAACTTACTCTCTTCACCTGAGAAGTTACGGAAGATGATGTGTGCGTTCTCGATTGAAATGTTACTCAGTGCGTTCATAAATATAATCTCCTTTAATCTTAGAATGGAGCTTCAGCATTCGCAAATGCATCAAAATCTCCGAATTGTGATATAGCCATGACTGCGTCATCTGCTAACTTTGCGTAATAGCGAATATCAATGTCTTTCTCCAGGTGCATCGACTTTACCTGTTCTGCTTCTCTCCACAAATATCCATCAGTACCAGTAGCAAGCGCATACTTGCTTGGAACCTTTAATGGCTTACCCTTTTCGTTCACGCCACCGCACTTGTCATAAGCGGCTTTCTGCTTGATGTATGTTTCTCCTTTATCTCGCATGAGGAAACCACCGCCAGTTCCAGGTCGAACTGGACAGAATCTACCGACCTTTCCGACGAATTTGTAATCGTGATAGCCCTCAGGATGACCCTCAGAGCGGTCAAGATAGAATGCTGTTTTAGTCTCAAACGTTTCACAGAGATCGTCAAACACGACATCTTCATGTGTGAACAATGTCTTAAACACATACGGAACCTGGAATTGTTTACCGGTTGCTGTCCATTCTCCGTCATGCTTACCACCGTCATACCGAGCAATATAAGTCGACTTGTTTACTAGACAGATCTTCTCGTATGTGGCTTCGTGATCGAAGTTATATCCGTACTTGTGTCCAAAGTCGTTGACAAAATCAATAATCTCCTTGGTAATATTCGGGATTTTAATTGAATCTGTCTTGACATGGATAACCTGAACGCCCATATCTTGGAGCTTTTTCTTCAGTGTCATCATGAATAGAGCACCACGTTTAGCTACAATGTTGTCTACATTCTCCGGAGATTTAAACGGATTTGCAAACGTAGCACAGGTATAACCGTAGATGGAGTTGATGATGATCTTCAGAGCCTTAGCCAGTTTGTCAGCCTGCTCTTCGCTTTCCAGATACTTAGACAATACACCGCCAAGCATTCCGCGAGCTTTCTCGATATCATGATGCTTGATAGCGAGACGAGCTTCCAAAATATCTTTGTATCTCCACGTATATTCGCCAAACAGATTCAGAGCGATAATCGAATGCGGATGTAGCGATTCTACGTCGAGCAACCCAACACCATAGTACATGCCAGGTTCGGCATATACGTATCCACCCTCGGATGGATCCTCTCCCAAATATAAACTCTTGCCATTCTCGAATTTATAACCAGGAAATTCCTTGCTTAGATCAGTATAAACAAGTGTCGGATTCTTATCATTGCCAAATATAATTTTTGTACAATGCTGTCTTGTAGAATGATTTACGCTCAACCCGCTCAAATCGGAAAGCACCTCTCGAGCGATAAAATCCTGTTTGCATGCATCGAACGTTGCCTCGGTTGCATCCACATCATTGCAGCAGTAATCTGCTACCTCGTTCCAATGCTCCTTAGGCAGAGGCTGATCCCATGGATATGAGTTTTCCATATGATGAATACCTAATTCGATCTCCCATTTTTTCAGGCTCTGCTTTTTGGAACTGAAATCGTAAATGTCAGCATAACTCAAATTATATGCCTCAGCAAACGAAGAATTCAAAGAGTTCTCGATAATTCGCTGAGACAATCTGAATAGCTGGTCATTAGAATATCCTTGTAACCACGCGTAAAGAATATGATTATCGTATTTCCGATTGTTAAACCCAACCAGCTTTTTCTTGCATAGCTCCTCAATCTCAATCGGCTTTGGATTAATCATGCGTATAACTTCTGACGATCCCTGATACTTCCAGCAGCAAATGAACACATTTGGGAATACTTCAACGTCGAAGAATACGATCTTATCTTCCTCAGACGAAGAAATATAATCACTTGGCTCATCACTCTTCCAATGCATCTTGTTCATCAGTTTTAAACAGTACTGGCTATTATTTGTGCTATTTACAGCAAACTCCATAATAGCCGGTCGCATATCTGTGATGTCATATTTCTTTCCGGCATTGTAAGCGTCTTCCGTCAGTTTGAAAATATAGTCCATAGACGGCTTGGTATAGCCATGGTATTCCTTGTTGAGATTCTTCTTGATCATGCATCGAAGCATTCTCTCATTCTCAACAACTTTAAAATCGAGCATTTTCTTCTTTCCATCTCCTTTCAGAGGGAGTCCACTGGAAATATGAGCAATCTCTCGATCATTGCACTTGGTCAGACGTCGTCTAAGACTCGCATCACCAGTGTATACCTTTACCTCCACGTCCAGATCATATACTCGGCTGAGTTCGGTTGGATCACCGTCGTACCAGTAATGCAAATGAATTGCAGAACCAGATTGACTAACCTCGGCATATGTCTCTGGGAATTTGCTTGCTGCCTCCAAATTAGCATCCAGAGATTTCTTTCCTTCAACTTTGATATCGAAATCCAAAACAATCAGATTCACTGGAACTTTTACGTAATGCAATTTTGACTGATCTATATCGCGCAGTTTTGTCTTAACCTTAGGCCATTTATTCTTTGGACCACCTTGTTCAGTAGCATACTGAGCTGGATACTCTGCTAAAATATCATCGAGCTTGCACTTGCCGTCCTTTGGCTCTTCAAACTGTAGCCATTCTGGAATATCAGGCTCTGGCTCTTCTTCGATTTTGAACTTGATCGGGTTTTCGCTATCAAACTCAACAATATCGTCAGCAAACAAGCTTCGCCTAAAGCCACTATATACATGACGGATCAGTTTTCCATCCAGCCTAGCACGATCCTTGTATGAATCAAAGTACTCTCTGAGCTGTTCGCCAAATATAATTCGTTTTGGAGCATAACCAAGACCAGACTTCTCGAAATAATCTCGATACCAGTCGTAAGCCATGTCTCTGCTAATCGGATCTGTTCGAACAAACTCGTCATACTTGTCGAATATAAAATTACGAAGAATGTTCGACTTATTGATCATCTGTGTCGGACTATATGAGTTGTAATAATTCTTACCCATGGCCTCGAATACCTGTATACAATGATATGCAATCGCCCCGAGTTCAAATCTCATGTTCTCTACACAAATATCATATTCCTCTTTCGGCAAGGTTCTGCCCGTAGGATAGACATCAATCATGCGTCGAACAATTCCTCGCTTGGTATCAGGAACATCAACAATCTCGTTTGTCCCTAAGAATATAAATGAACTTATTCTCATCGGATACTGGGGTTTACCCTTCTCGTTGATGTAGATCGTTTCGTGTGAGACGAGAGAGTTAAATATACTGTTGTCGTGGATCTTGCTCATGTCGCAGTCATGATGAATTGCAACAAGAGGATTGTCCTTGAACGCTGCAGTCGCAAATTGATTGTTTCGTGATACGAGCGCATTAACATCAAAAGCTGTCCAATATCCCTCGAATAGATCTTGAATCAGATTCATTACAGTTGACTTACCGGTACCAGGTGCTCCATATAACACGATGAACTTTTGGATATGTTTTGACTCGCCTGTAAATATTGAACCGATTGCCCACTCGATCTTTTGTCTCTCCTCTGCACTATAACAGGTTGACATAAACTTCTCGTAAGCATTGATGGTTCCTTTGGCTATGGAATATAATAGCCGTTTTGATCTAAACTGTGTCGGTTTTACTTCTGCGTCGATTGGCGTGATGTCTGAATCGAGCGGATGGTAATTGTGATTGGGTGCTACTTTGGTTAAAAATTCCTTCCACTCTTTCAGTTTCTTGGTTTGATAGTTATTGATAGACAGGACCTTAACTGGTTTGCCAATATCATTGACCAGACGTCCGTCGTCCATCTCTACGAACTTTTCTCTTGCAAAAGAATATAATTGCTCATCAACAAGATCTATCGCCTCCGATTCGTCTGTGATCCAGAAATTCGTCTTCGGATCTAACACAGCATAAAACCGGTTGCCTTTTGTCATGAAATCTTTGCCGTTTGCTTGGAACTCTGGATGGACCTCAATTGTTCCGTTTTTTGTCTCAGAAATACACGGTTTTACATATTGCTTCATTTGTTATTGTCAACCCCTCCTTTCCGTGTATTTTTTGGGTCATTTATGAATGTATGCAAAGTGTGACAAAATTTTGTGATGTCGTTTCTCATATATATTAATTTTATATATAAAAAAACAACAAAAAAAGTGTCACTTTGTCACACAAAGAAAAAAACCACGCAATTTCGGGCTTTTTTGGACTTTTTGGGTGTGACAAAAGTGTGACAAACCGTTTTTATTTTGTCACATTTGTCACACTTTTTGGCTATTTTTGCCGTTTTTAGCCCATTTTTGAGTAAAATTATGCTTTTCGCAATATCACAAAAATCACGTTTTCGAAAAACTGCAAATTTTGTCACACTTTTTGTCACACTTTTTAGCCCGTTTTCACTCAGATAAATCACCCCAATTTTCGTTCAAATACCACTGAAAACTTGTGTAAATATCGGTGTTTCTGAGGTCTTCATATTGCTTTCCAAAACGCCTTGTCGGATACGGAGAACCCCTTCCATCAGGCCCAAATTGACGGTCTAACCACCTCAAAATCACCATTTCAGCATAGCACATTCCGTCATAAGACATGGCCCTATCTGTCAAAAAATCAAGGTTTAAATTGCCGATCATGACCCAAAACCACTCGACAGAACGGTCCATAATACCGTCTGACATGGTGTCATTTTCGATTCTTTGGGCCATTGCAATCATCATTTCAAGCACGGAACACGGTTTTTCGACACGATTTTCGTCAGAATATCCAGATTTTCGGTCCTCCCAACCCTCTGAAACTGCCAAAATATCGTACTCATCGCGCAATGCAAGCCCATCTTTAGCCCGATTTTCGTCAATTGAAATACGATCAGACCAATAAAAGTCAATTTCTGACAGTTTTTTCAGCAAAAATGTGTATTCTTCACCATGAATTTCACTTATTAACCATCCCAAATATGTCATTATTCTCTTTTTCGCTCCTTTCGTCGAATATTTTTCTACATTTTTCGCAAAACAGCACGATAGTAAAACCTTTTTCGTCACGAACAAACCGAGGTTTTAGCAAGTCTTCTGCTTTTGTTAGGCGTTTTAGGCATCTTTCGCAGTAAACATTGCCGTTACTCGTTTCGATCATCGCTTTTCTCCTCCACAGTTACTGGCAAATTCGCTCCGTACATGGCGTTGACCATCTGTTTTAATACTTTTGTACCGCAATAATAGCAATAATTCTTGTGAGCGAGACTCACAGACCCAAGACATAAGCTCAATTGTGCGCCGCTTACGCCATCTTTCACTAATTTACCGCATTCGCAACAATTAAAAATACCCATGTAGCCTCACTCCCTCGTCAAAATATAAATCATTCGCTCTCGATCATTCTGAACGAACATTTCTGAGGGCAATTTTCCCTCTTCGTCAGGCTCGCAGAAGTCGTCAAGGCAGTGTCCGATCAAGTCATAGCCGTCATAAAGCTGTTCTCCGTCCGCATTATACAGCGCATTCTCCTCATCATAGTACGTAAGGCCCTCTTCACCATAGTCAACCGGATAATTTCCTGCTCTGAAGTCCTTTTCGGGCAGTACAAATGGTCCAAGTTCCGCATTTAGCCGCGCTTCTCGATAAGATTCCGAAGAATATCCGTCAACTTCCTTCATCAGATCCTTAAATTCCTGGCTATCTGTGTCAATCGGCTTGGTTGCGTAGCTCGAATACTGTGTTTTACCAGAGATTTTCGGTTCTTCAGGCTTTTCAACCGTCAAAATATCCATAAACGGTTCTGTTTTAGCCTCTTGAGACTCATTTTTCTGCTTTTCTTCCTCTTTTTTAGCAGAAATATCAGCCTTAGTCTCGTAATACCGCTTGATTGCGGCCTGCTCCTCCTCGCATTTCTTGTCATAATCGGCTCTCAGGATCTTATCAGCCACGAAAAGTGACACCAATCCGCCGACCACAACACCTCCAATAAAGGAATAAATAGCTGTCATGTTCATTTTAATGTACCTCCAACTTCTTTCATTGCACCGTCCAGAGCATTTCCAATAACGTTATCTAGTCGAACAGAGTCAAACGCACCCTTATAGCTCAAGTACGAAATATAACCGCTAGTCCACATATCAGCACCCCCAAGCCAACAAAGCTAGGCCAGAAGCCAGTCCAGCGAACTTCTTAGCCACATTCTTGCCAAATAGGGTACCAAGAATAAGTGAAGAACCAGCGATAAATAAACCGACTCTGCTCATCTGATTAAATATCTTTTTCACTCGGATTCCTCCATTCGCCCCATGGTGAAAATGTTTTGCGGACATATTTCTCCATGGCAGTACCATCCACGTAGACAACCGTATCCTCTTCAATCGCTGGCTTTTCTGGCATATTCTGTCGTGTCATCTCAACGAACGCCTCGTCATCAGTAAGGGCAACGCAGTATCGAATTCGGTCATGCATCTCATTGAAACGAAACTTCGCGATTCTTTCGGCTGTATCTCGGCAAGAATATCCTTTTAAGCTCTTACTTAGTTCATCAGATCTGAATGCTCCAGCCTGCCAAGAATAAATATAATACTCAGGTTTCATCTTTACTCGCCTCCAAGTCGAATGCTCCGTTTTTCTTATTGCGCTTCCTGCCGCCAAGTCTGTAGGCAGTACCGTAAATGTAATATAAATCTTCTTCGCGAACTACCGACGGAGGATACAGTTTTTGTCTCTGCATCTCAGCTAGTGCTTCCTCGTCTGTCAATGCTACACAATAACGAATCTGGTCGTTTAGTTTACTGAATCGAATAAAAGCAATTCTCTCTGCAATTCTTCGACTATAATATCCGTCAATACTCTTGCTTATTTCGTATCGATTTCTCGCATTAGCCAGCCAAGTGTAAATATAATAGTCAGGTTTCATCTTTATTCGCCTCCTCTTTGTCCATGTCACCAGTATCATAATACTCTCGAATTTCTTTCAAGTAAAGCACCCCGTCAGAGTAGTAGCAGTTTTCTTCCGTTTTGATGATATTTCGGTCTTCGGCCGATAGCACTTTAAGTTCATTCCAAATGCCCTGGCCATCGTCTGCATTATGAACGCTATACTGAGCATTTACCCGATCAGCATGATGAATTGCGTAGTTTATACGTGCATCGTCTATGCTGGTATCAACCAAGAATATCCAGTCATTACAAAATGAGCCAAATTTCAGAGCTTCGTCTAAAGCATCACGATATTCAGTGAAGACACGCATCGGATATACATAAATGGTCTCGCCGGATTTATTAAATGCGTATACCGTATATAAAACGAACCCCGTTTTAGACCTGTCTATATTAGACCATAGTTTTGCACGGATAATATCAGCATGAATCGCATTATCGGCAAAGCTGTAATACTCCTTACCGGAATTATTGCGTGCAGTAAAGCAACCGAGCATACATTTATAGGCCAATTCTTCGGTTTTTATATCAGCCACTAAACATTCCGATTTATCATCGCATGGTTCTTTATAAAATTCATAGATCTTATACATATCAATCATACCTCCAAAATATAATAGTCAGGTTTCATCTTTGCTTGCCTCCGTTATTAAATATCTGCACAATACATCCCAGTCGATGTCGTCACTATTGACGTCGATAGGACCCATTTCTTTTGTCTCTTTTATGAGATCATCGTATAGCTGGTCCATGTCATCATTAATGCCCGGATCTATAACCGTCTCCAAATGTACACAAGTAGGGTCAGCCTCTGGAACCCTACCCTCCAAGTTTTTATGCGTCATCAAATCTTCAAGTACATCATCGGAAGTATGCATCATATAACCGAACATTACTTCTTACCAGCCTTTCTCGCTTCGCGACTCGCCTTCCAAATCTTGTCACGAATATAACCGTCACAGTTCATTTCAAGCCAGAATGCAGAATCGTTTTCATCATCCAAGTGCTCAGCGTGTTCCTTGATAAACTCAGCAATACCAAAGTCGATCTTGTAGTCGTTATTCTTGTCGAAAATCCAACCCACATCCTGTCCGATCTCGACCTCAGGCAAGCCAAGTGCACGAAGAGCTTCATTCAGGAACAAATATCCATACTCTTCCAGCTGTGCATTGCACCATTTCTCCTGGCAGGTAACGAAGAACAGATTATCAGATCGCTTTTTGCTGAAGTTATTAGGACTATTTGCCTCGTCGAAGCAATAAGAATATACGCCAAACTCGTTAGGATCGCAGTCATCATCCATCACCGGTACAACCTTATCGCCATTTTCAGATGTGTAACAGTCAGTCTTTTCCTCGTTTGCCTTCTTACCGGTTCTGTAGTAAATATCAGCCAGCTTACCCTCTTCAGCAATAACCCGAGAGCGATACTTGTTAAACGCCTCTGTAACAGACGTCAGCGCACCAGCCAGAGCGAGGTTTCTCTTTCTCAGGCACTTAAAGCCACTGAATACCAACAGAGCACCACCGACTTCACATGCCAAAGCCGGGCCATAAGCCTTTGTAAAGCCCAGAATAGTCTTCTTCCAAGTCAGAGCCTTATCCTGTGTAGCCAGATCACGATAATGAATGCCATCCTTGCTTACCAGGTCATCCTCGACACCCTTGTTGATCTTTTCCATATTTTCTTTATGCTCGTCCAGAACCTCGTCAATTGCGAGAGTTCCCTTAGCGGCCAATACAGCACCGCCGATCATCAGTCCAGTGCCTGCAACAGCACAAATTTCCGGAGCATGATCCTTAATAATCTCTCCTACTACCTTAAACAATGCTTTGAAATTCATAAATTATTCCTCCTCAGAAATATAAGTTTTAAAATTGTTTTCGACGTTATCGATTATGCTTTCGTTCAGAATATTCTCTTCTGGCTATTTCGGTCCAGCCTGATTTACAATCTCTTGATTCTTTAAAGAATCTGTTGATTTCGATTTTCTTCTGCTCGCCGTTCTCAGTTTTCAACGCGTAGAACACGCCAACAGTATCAAAATCGCCGTTCTTTTCATCTGTTAAAAAATCCTCGCAATAAACTTTGATCGGCTTTCCCGGCATGTATGGCATTGCGACAGGAAACATCTCGTCAAAGATTTTCGTAACCAGTCCAGAAAAATACGTGTTGTTAGGATTATTAATGTCAACGCAACGTATACGATCGACGTCGTTGTATTTAACAGTTCCATCAGAATATACATTTTTAAATAATGAACTCATTCGTTTGCACTGGTACACGTCTGAATCGTCTTTAGAATCTGTGCATAAAGCCCACGCATCAACGGTGTCTTCGATTGGCGTTAACGGTTGTCCGTCCAAAAGACGATTCAATATAGCCTGTGTCATTTTAATACTGAAACCAGAATGACCGTCTTCGCACAAACTTTCGAAAGCTTTTAAAGCACTCTCGCAACATGCACATCCATAATCAAAATCATCGCCTTTCCTATTTGGATTTTCTTTCTCACAGGCAATCTTAACTTCTCTTCTTGCCCACTCTAACATTCCACCCATACATTATTCCTCCTCAGAAATATAAGTTTTAATGCTTTTAGCCTACTCAAAAAAAAAAAACTCAGAGGCCTTGCAAGAATATAAATCTCACAAGACCCCAAAGTCTTTAGTCGTTTTTGTCTTTCTTTTTATCAGTGAAGTCAAATAACTTAGTTTGAAATACTTCTAATACCGCAGGTGAGTTCGTTTTTAAACACGTTCTGCCGTCACGACGGATCCGAACTTTCATTGTAGTTCCTTTTTCCATTTTCCTAGCGGCTTCTGACGATAATTGTTCAACTATCTCAGCATTGGAATAGAATATTTTCTTAACCATTTTCATAATACTTTCCTCCAAAATATAAATGTAAGACTATTCGCCTTCATTATAGGAGTTGTATTTTTAGCGAGTATTAAGACGACGGCTACGGATTCTATTCATGTACTCAGTTAAACGAGCTCCTCCGTTGTAATGTAACAAATTAGAGATGCCCCCGGATAAATCGTTTTCTACTTCATATCCCAGCACTTTCAAATCATAGTCGTAGAGTTCACGAGTGCATACTACACGTCCTGTTCTCGTATCTATAATGGCGTATATACCAATACAATTACTGCCAAGTACGTATAGTATGCTAGGGAAAGGCACCATCCCAGACACCCGTAGTAACTTATAATCACTATTCGGTAAACTGAGGACTTCGCCATTCATATAGTATTGTTTAGACACGCATAGCTTACTCTTATTAATCATCTTTGTTACCTCCCAATCGAAAAGAAAATACCTGATTCCATATCACGCATAATTTCCAGAATCCTATTGAATTCGCCAAGATGCCAACTAAAAGATTCATCCGAGATATTACGAATATCTTCGCGAAGATATGGACTGACTGGTGCATCGGCGCAATACAATTCCCAATGACCCGATCCGACATGAAGTGTCACATCACTAGACATATAACCTAAAGGGCATAGACGAGAATATAACATATATGCGATCGAATCGTCGTATGTCATTCGGTGCTGTTTGTTGGAATCCCGGCTTGGAATGAACAAGGGCAGCTTATGCTTCTCAGGTAAGATCAGCTCCCCATACTTAGTTGCATAACGGTTTTTAAACAGGCTAAGCGGAATTATTCTAGAAACTTCGCCCAGCTCGCTAAAATATACAGATTCATATAGGCGACAGCACTGAATGCAGCGCAACGGCTTGGTATGCACTTCCATTCCGCAAGTATCCGCCACCTTTATTTTTACGTCCTTAAACATAGTCTCTGCTTCATCAGGAGAATACTGATATCCGCATCCTCCGCAAAACAGTTCACCGTCGTCATGGAAGTCCTTATGACTACCAATACAGATCAGAATTGGATTGTCGTATTTGTTAGTTGTTTCGTTCATGATAAAACATCTCCTTCACAACATTTGTTTTTTTTTTAATTTTTCAGCCATCTTTCCTGAGAGAATAGAATCAATGCAACTGCATAATTTACTGAAATCCTTCAAGCTGTAAATACGTGCAGACTCGGTATGTCCATAGCTTTTGTATATGGCAGTTTGCTTTAAGGCATCGTAATTTAATACGCACGGAGGTTTCATATCTTTTGCAAGCATACATAAGGCTTTAAACTCTATAGGCGATATTTCCTTTGTCGTTTCCATATCCCCGCCCAGGACAACGTAATGATTGCGGTGATTATGGACGTCAAAATGCATTGCAGTTGCTGTAAAATCTTCGTCCCATATGGTATTGATCGTAAATACGAATTCGTCCTCGGCCTGGATACTTAAACGGATCGGTTCGCGTAATATCTCAAAAAGTGGAACAATGAAAGGATCCTTAACCACTTTCGAAAAATATCTGGATGCATTTTCAGATGACGTCACCGTTACCGTTAATTCTGGTCCTAATTTGTTCATCTCAATCACCCTCCATAAAGACAAAATCCCCCTTTTTCAGCTCGTCCATAGCAGTCACTATCTTGTCGAACTGATTTGCATAATGACAAATTACATTCCTTGGTACACGGTTAATGTCTTCGTATAATGAGGCATCAATGATAGTTTCACCGTTATATAGTGTACATTCGTAGCGGTCAATTAGCAGTTTCAAACGATCTGCTTTAATGCCTGAAGAATACAGCATGTAGGCAATTGAGTCCGTATACGCCATCTTTATTCTTCTGCTCGGATCCCAAGACGGTACAAGCACGGCATAGCTATGCTCTTCTGGCAAAATAAGTTCACCATAATGAGTAGCATATCTTTTTTTAAATACAGACGATGGATAAATATAAAATGTCTCATGACGTTCGCTGAGGTATATCTTTTCAAACTCTTGAAAGCAATGTCTGCAGCATAATGGCGTTGACGAATATATATCGCCCCCGACCCCTCTATGACCAGGCTTAAACTCCACGCTTTTGAAGAGTTCCTCAGCTTCATTGGAGTCAAACACATAGCCACAGCCACCGCAGATCAACTCTCCGTGGTTTTTAAGATCGTGTTCATTTCCGTTACAAATCAAAATTGGATTGCCATATTTGTTATTCATGTTTTGCCTCCTTAATTCTTGTATAAAAGTCTCCGTTCCGGATATAATCCATAGCGTCTACCATTTGTAAAAACTCATCAACAGTATCAATGTTAAAACACGTGATTTTCGAGTCTTTTCCGATCACTACAGCTTCGCAACGTTCTAAATCGTACACTATTTGAGCAATATGCTCATCTTTTTTAAGGCCATCAAGCAAGCCCAAAGCTTTGAACTCAGCTTTAGTGATTTCAGCCCAGTCATCGAAGTCTTCACTGAGAATGAAATATCTGCTTTTTCTCAGATACGCCGAAGCGATTTTTAATGCCACAGATACTTCATATTCGTCTTCAAGTCTAGGATCATCAATCTTGATCTCCATAACAGTCACCTTAGACCGTGATCCTCTTGGCTTTTTTATAAAGTAATGAAAATATCCAAGAATAGTATAATCATCCTCAGTTCTTGCGCCAATGTATTTGAGAATCTGATTAAACTGCTTAATAAATGAACCGGAAGAGTTGACAATTGAATAATCAATCATTATTTTGCCTCCTTAATTCGTGCATAAAAGTCTCCGTTCCGGATCTCATCCATCGCATCCAAAACTTTTAAGAAATCGTCAATGCTATCAGCGCTGTTTTTGTCTGTAATTATAAACCCGTCGTCTCCTTTTATCGTGATCAGATGCAGCTCGGGTTCATAGCTGATAGTCGATATTTTTTGATCTCCGATTTTTTCTAGTATTCTAAAAGCGGTGAATTCATTTTTAGCGATCTCGGTCCATTTATAGCTGCCATCAGCCACTAGGAAGAATCTGAGATCTATGCTGACTGCAAATGTAAAAGCATTATTAATTGTTTCAAACACTTTTACGCTTATTTTTGTATTACGCGGCCCCATTATATTAGTATGTAATTCATCGATAGCGACATATTCTGTCCCGTCTGAATCAACAAAAAAATATCCATTTATATACCTCCCAAAATATAAAAGCAAGAGACCTTGTAAACATTTGTCTACAAAGCCTCCGCCTTTAGTCCTTTAGTCTTCTGTTGTTTCGGTCTCTACCGATGCTTCAGTATTGATGTAGTCATCTTCCGGCTCGGACAAGTAGAAATCATCATCGGAATCGCTTCCGTTCAGTTTCTTTCCGACAGCTACACCGCCAATGACAGCTGCAGCAGTAGCCACAACCGCACCAACAATGATGCCAATCTTCTTAAAACTGAACTTCTTCTTTCCCATAGTAGTTTCCTCCTTTGCCTCGTCAGCAGTAGTTTCTACAACCTTTTCCTGTTCGTTCATAGTAGTTTCCTCCAAATATAATTTAGTAGACTCTAGGTCTCCATTATAGGCACTGTATTTTTCGCGATTTACGCATACCATTTATACGTGCTTTCGTATTCGTCGGCCAGCTTATCCCATCCCAAGTCTCGAAGAATATCAACAAGCAGTTCATCGCTATAGACATGGTTTAGTTCTATGTCAACTTCGTACTTGTCATGAATGGCGATCAGGCGTTTCAGATAATAATCCTCAGTTTTAATAAGAAGATCCTCCTCTTCTTTTTCGCACGTTTGTCCACACATCGTACCAGCCAACGATTTTGTAACCACAATTTTTAAGAATATCATAGAAATCCCAAAACTGCTGTTCCGAAGCATAGATGCCAAAATACACATACTCGGCTCTGTCTATCTTGGAATAAGAGATAAACATTTCCGTAAAATAACAGCTGGTTTCGACTTCATATTGCTCGCAAGTATAACCAATTCTCTTCAGATCGTCAACAGGTCTACGTCTTAGAACGATATAAGTCCAGCATTTCTTATCGTACGCCATTAGTATTTCTCCTTCATCTCGTTATAAGACATTCCAGAGATGCCAGCAGATTCGCCGCTGTCTGTTGCCTTGAAAAATGCTCCGTCCTCTTGCGGATACATATATTCGAGCATCAGATAGTTCATAGCGTCCAACAGGTATTCTGTGTTCTTAGTTTTCTTGTACTTTTCAATACACAAGTCGTGAGATTCAAGTGTATTGACCAGACGATCGCCGAAATTGATCTTGGCCGGTCCGTATTTGTAAAACGATGTCTTCACCCGATTCAAGCGAAGCTCGTCAACCTTATGAGAATATTCTTTATCTTCAACGAATTCTGGTTTCATATAATTACCTCCATTCTCTTTTTCAACTTATGATGTAACTCAGCACAGCAACGCTTGCACATAACAGCTTCCATATTTTCAGGCGAGCCGATAGCACCGTCTAATCTGATAGATAAAATATAATTCCGTTCCCCAGTATAAACGCCGCATAGATCGCATCGAGTTTTGAATGTGCTGTTACCTTTATCGCCCACAACGCGTCCGATCATAGTCGTTACCTCCTATCCGATCACAATATTCGACACGATAAGACCTGTGATGAAGCCAGCTAAGCATGCATTGCCAAGCATCATTCGAGCGAAAACTTGTACGTCTTTATCCCCAAATCCTCCATTAACATCACGTCTCGCATGCGCAGCGTAATTCAATGAAATCAGGATCAGGGCAACGAGGAATACCACCGATACAATAATAAGTTTAGTCATAGTTTAACCTCCATTTCCAGTTCATCAATATCAATGCCGAATTCATTCCTCAAGTATTCGACAACGGTATTTCCGTCAATGTCTTTACCCAGTACGCTAGGCAGTTTGAGAATATCTTGCACTCCGCCAGCAAACCTAGAAAGCCGCTTCTCTTTCCAGTCATAGTGCATGTTCAAGCAGAGTAAACAAGCAGCTATACCCTGCCGCACTCCGTCCTCAAGAGCAGTTTCGTAAATATCATTAGTCGCCCTTACATACTCGTCCGGGCTAAGAACTATTGCGTTTTTCTTTGTAAAAGAATTCATTTGTTTGCTCCTTTCCGCAGGTCAATAAACGCCTCGTAGCATGTTTTACAAATATCGATACGATGCCAGAACATTACTTTATATTTGATTTTGAAGCAACGCTCCGCTTCTCGTTTTCTGCAAATATCACAGATTACTGTCTTCAACGTTCCTCACCTCGCATGTATCTTTCGCAGTCCTCCAAGCATTCTTTATTAAACGCAACAGTGCTGCGAAATAATTTGGATATGCTCAATTGTACCAGAACCAGTCGCATGCATTTTCTGCACAAGTTATATTCGTGTCCGTCCTTGATATACCGGATAGTCTCATCAGTATTTTTGCAAATATCACAAACTTCAGTCATCATTCATCTACCTCCGATTCTTCGATCTCCCAGTGGTTTGTCCACATCACAAGCAACAACAGTGCCGTTACTGTGAGGATTTTCACAAATAAAATCATACGGTGCCACCTTCTCCTTAGTCTGCTTCATCTCGTACCAAGGATTATCGGACATGATAAAATATAGTTCGACACTATATGCCTCAAGATCCTTATAAAACTCCAGCAACTGATTGCCGAATGCAAGCATATGCTCAGCATCCAAAGTGCAATCATTTTTAGCGATTAGTGTCGCGAGTTTACTTGAAACCTCGCTTAATGACGGAACACAAGTCGTTAAATATCTATACAAACCGTATTCCTGGCATGTTTTATCAAGAGCGCGTCTTCCAGAAATATATGCCGCGGAGTACCTAATTACCCCAGCCAGATCCTCATCTGGTGCATGCTGCTCAACCATTCTCGTTAACAGTTCTGAAATTTGTTCTTTTGATATAATACGCATGTTAAAATACCTCCAAAAAATTACAGTTTTCCTTGTGTGATAACAATCGTATATAAATAAATAAGCGCATAAGATATACATGCACTAACGGTTTTAGCGTTACGAGGGTGAGTAGCTTCTCTCGCATTAAAAAATAGCCAATTCAGATTCAGTGTTTCCAGAATCGCGAATATTGTCATAAGCACATAAGTCATCGTTCGTCACCTCACATTAATGTCCATATTCCAATTGCCATGCACCCAGCGAAGCATATAGCCGTGAATATAATTGATATGATTCTCAATACACCTCTACACGAGTACCAGCTGAACGTCAAGAATAAACCAAGCGTAAGTATTTGGATAAGCCATATCAACGAAACCATTACGCATTTTACAATTTGCACGATCATCACCTCACCGTGTAGCAAACATAGGCAAGCACCAAGATTAGTATCGTCATCATGATATAGTATTTCACAGTTCCACCCCCAGGTCATCGAAGATCACAGGAATGCGTCCCTTAAGCTCGAACAACAGAGGAATCATCAGATCTCTCATTTGCGGATGGGCTGTTTTATCTGTACGAAGTTTGAATATATGTCTCCATTCGCGATAGTTCGCAGACATGACGAGAGTGGTCTTAAGATCAAGCGGTAATACGCCTCTAGCATCCTGAGCCTTATAACCGTCTTCCATAATCATTCGATGGTAAGTCTCTTCGCACGTTTCCATTGCTCTGACCCATTCGCCGTGCGCCACAGAGTCGAGATAAGGATTATCGATCACAGTAATCTCAGCTCCAAAACGTTCCTTTGTAAAATTTGCATAACGAGTAGATTCCTGAGAATATCCAGCATGACGATGCCGAACAAGCTCGTTGGCGATTGCCCGGTTTGTATTCAGTTTAACGACAAGCAGCGAATGCTCCAGTACTGATTCGTGACCTCTGTCGATCAGCCCCTTTATAAAACGTTTAGTCTCGTCCAAAGAAGAGCTCATCGGGCTACCGTAACAGATCCGTCCGGCTCTCTCGATAAGTCTAAGTTCTTTGGATGCATTCTGTGAAATATCATTCAGGATTAAAAAAGATTGGTTTTCGATTTTCATGCTCTATCCCTCCACCATTTATTAGGCTGAAATTTAACAATACAAATATCAGAAATGTCGAAATTCAAAGCAAACGCAATTCGCATCAAAGCTTCAAACGATACGTTCGGCATCTGTCCACGCTCTATTTCCGAAAGTGTCGGTTGCGAAACATTGGCTTCGAACGCTAAGTCTGTCTGGGTAATGCCCCATGCTATGCGTCTTTCTTTGATAAGTTTTCCGATCGCTTCGATATCGACTAAGCGTTCGTCATACATTTTCATTGTTTTCCTCCTTTGTGCCAGATAAAATACTTTTACGTGCATACGTTCTGGTGATCTTTCTCATAATCATTACTTTTAGATCGTGATCGGTAATTCCATAACACTGTCTCAGCTCTGCCAGACAAATATAAACGTCCGACATTTCTTCCAGCAGATTCATTTTGTTTCCTCGTTCACGCATCATTTTAGTGATCTCTTTTTGCAGCTCAGAGCATTCCTCGATGGCCACTACCGAAATCACTTCCTTGCCATTTTTCTTAGCAATCGGGTCCGTCAATTCTCGAATATCATTCATTGGTGTTTCCCTCCAATATTTCTTTAGTTGCTTTGTACATCATTGCACTTTGCATTACCTGTGTTGCACGTGACAAGCCATCGTTTAATCCTGCAGTATACATCTCGATCATAGCCTCAGCGATTTTGTCGTCGTACTCGATCTCGAACCGATCCATCTTTTTACAAATCAGTTCTGGCATCTTTTGCATGACCTCCGCAGTGATCTTGCGGACTAGTTCATTTCGATATTGATTTACATCTTTCATAATGATACCTCCAAAAATATAAACGTAAGACTATTCACAAAAAGTCTCGTATTCACTTACTGTAAGAGTAGCAACTCGTAATACGAACGGTTGCGAAGGATATTCGTATGAACCATCACATTCGCCAACACTAAACACCGATCTCTCGAAATTCGCGTTGGCATAATCGATCACATTTTTTAAAGTAACCACATTCATACACCTGGTTGCGTTCAGGTACGCTTCAAACGATTTTTGAAATACGTCTTTGCCTTTGACGACTTTAAACACTGCAACAGGCTTCCAAGCTGAAGTGTATAAGATTCCCGTATTCGTATTAGTGTCGTATGAAATAAGTTGTTTCATAGATGGGTGCATATACCCAGCGATTATGGTATCGTAGTTATCCATATTCCTTACCTCCAAAAATATAAAAAGCAAGAGACCTTGTAAACATTTGTCTACAAAGCCTCCGCCTTTTATTACTTAGTTCCTACGTTTTTTGTGAGATCGCTGATGGTCTCAATCACTGCACGTTTACCAAGCTTATTTCCCTCAAGAAATCCTTGGCAGTATCCTGCAACATGGCTAGCTCTCGCCGTAATATATACTATAGTGCCACTAGCGACCCCAATAGCAATATACGGCGCAGCAACCGAAGCAAATGCTACAGCCTTGTCTCTTGCCTCCGACAGCTTGTTTTTCACAGTGTTTTTGATCTCCATAATCAAAACCTCCAAAATTTAATGTAAGACTCTAGGTCTCCATTATAGGAATTGTATTTTTAGCGATTTTTACTTAATCGGCTGCGGCTTAGGCAGACGAATCACAAACCCTCCTCGTACGTTTGTTACATATGCAGTATCAAGATTGTACCATCCCCAGCGCTCCATTGTGAAGTCTGCGGTTCTTCCGATCAAATCGTACAAGTCAGCCACTGTAGCGTAATCGCTGTCCACAATACGCATGATCAAACAATCAAGTACTTCCTGAGCTTCAGCCCGCATTCCGAATTCGATATTATCAAATCTGAATACGCCCTCATGATTGATATGCGCATAACGATCGCTAGGCTGAATCTGCTGAGAGTATGTGTAATTAGGCTTATAGCACGAGCCATAGTTATAAGTAGATCCACTCTGCGACTGATTCGTGTATCTTCTACTTTCGCCATAAAACGATCTGTCTAATGCCGCGTGGCCAAGATTGCATACCGTATCTTTAATAGCTGGGATCAGCACATCAAATATCAAGTATTGACCTACATTTCCTCTCTCCTCAGACAGAAATACATCCGCCAGCTTAGACTTAATGGATGGCTTCTTTGCCTCCACTTTACCTGTTGTGACCACTGAAGAAAGCTTTGCTCTCTCTTTCTTTGCGGTCGTCTTCTTCTGGAAATTATCCTTATTTACTGTTGCCATTTAAAAAGTCCTCTCTATCTTCCATTTCGAGTCTGATTAGATCGATGTAAACACCTCTGCAAATCTGAGATGCCGCTGCCAATGAGCGCGAAATTTCTTTGACTCCATCTCGATGAATATTATCGCCCATGTAGTCGCTCATGGTTACCATTTTTAATCTTAGAATATCAACGTCCTGATTTATGCGACGGATCGTTTCAGTCATATACGTATAGTCTTCACCATGACTCATTTGTTTTCCTCCTTTTTATTTATTAATCTCGTGTAATATGACAGCTACTATGAATATCAATGCTATCAGGCAAGCTATCCTAATCAACCCACGCGCTATGATTAAAGTGATAGCGAATAATGTAACAAGTAAAACGGCCATAAATGCATACACAATAATCTTCGTATAATCACCTCCTTAAAAACTCAGAGGCCTTGCAAGAATATAAATCTCACAAGACCTCGAAGTCTTTAGTCGTTTTCGTCTTCCGCTTCTTTCAAAAGTCCATACAACATACCAATGAGTACTTCATTATCGCTGACGATCTCGATTTCGTCGTCGAGAATCTGCATATTAAAATAATCGCCAACGACGAGCGTTGCAATAATCGCTCTTTCAATTGACATCATATAAAATGCGTTTCTGTACTTCTTCTTCCGATCCAGCTTAATGTTTACCGTTGTCATGTTAAATTCCTCCAAAATATAATTTAAGACTATTCGCCTTCATTATAGGAATTGTATTTTTAGCGAAAAGCGGGTGCCATATACATCGGCATGTTTCTGTGATCCAGTAGAATATAAGGCTCGCGTCCCATATACACGCCAGAATCGAACGTAATAGCGATGTTGCCAGTCTCCATTACATCCCACATGAAATCGTCACCGAGCGATGATGTCTGAATGCCAAGTCCATCAAGTAAATCATTAAGCGTCTGTGCCGCGCCTTGAGAAATATCAGCATTTAGTGTGTTGATAACATCTCTTACCTCTTCCGGACTAGAGTAGAACATCTGTCCAGAGATCGGTTCTTTGAACAATGTTTCACCCTTTCCCGTTCGGATGATCTTCTGCTCTTTTTCCACGGGATCGCTAGTCTGTGCAACGACCTCGGGTTGAGCCTCTTCTTTCTTCATTTCTGAAATATCAGTCTCTTTGAGTCTCTTGCCTACCGACTTCTTGTATTCGTTAAAGCTGGTGACTGCAACATTGTACGCGGTCCCCAATCCGGCGATCTTCTTTTCAGATATCACGCCGTTTGCCACAAAGCATGTAACTGTTGCCGCTCCAAGAATGATCGTCGGCCAGTAAGACTTCAGAGCCACTACAAATCTCTCTTTCTTCGGCAGAGGATCGTCTGTGTCTCTCTTGGACCATTCATACTCGGCATCCGCGATGTTCAGTTCATGCTTCTTTGTGTCCTTTACGGCACTGAGAGTCGTAGCAACAACTCCTGCACTGCCTGCCACAGTCAGAATTACGTTTGAATGGTCCTTGGCGAACTTAGTCACCGGTTTAATAAATTCGAATGCTTTCATGTCTAAATACCTCCATGATTAATATAATGATAAAAAAAGAAGAGGAGCAGTACTGGATTTGAACCAGTGTCTTCAGACCGAAGTCTGATGCTCTACCATTGAGCTATTCTTTCCTCTTCATTATAGGCGTTGTAATTTTCGCGAGTCTCAGTCAAAAGCACCAGCGATTTCATAAGCCAACGTGACTGCTGACCAGCATATCCCAAGGAACCCTGACACTTTTGGAAAACCTAAAATTGCAGTCCATATAGTAGCGATCAAAAGTAATATTCCCATAAGTATTAAAGCGTTTCTCATGCCCAAACACCTCCTAAATATAAAAACAAAAGAGCCCGTGCAAAATGCTACGAACTCTTTCATTTCCGTTAGATATCGAATATCGATTTTGTGTCATAACTCAATTCAAGTAATCCAGAGATCAGATTGAAATCGCCTCGAACTGCGGATACGAAAAACATTATTGTAAAAACACCATCGATCTCTGTTGCTACCAAGTCTAGTAACTTCAGTTTAGATATTGCCTTTTTAATGTCTTTCAGGTCCTTCCATTTGGCGTTCCTGATCATAATTAAACCAACTTTCATTATTAAATACCTCCTAATTTTTATTCGGATATCTGTCCATTATAGTACTTGTATTTTACACGAGCCCTCGACGTTTCATTAAATATAATGCCACGTCATTTCCCCACGGATCGTCTAGAGGAAGATTAGATCCGGTTGAGTAGTCAAAATCTTTGAAAATATCATAAAACACGGTATCCTTAGCTATCTCAGGGTTTGCTTTTTGCATCTCGTATAGTTCTTTTGCCCATTTGCTCCAAGTATAGTCACTTATAATGTTTTGATCGTACTTGTAATAAATTATGCTATGCACTAGAATTTGTCGCTGTCGTCTCTCTATTAGTTCTTTTAACTGTGATTTCCATTCAGACAATTGCGTACCTCCAAAATATAAAAAGCAAGAGACCTTGTAAACATTTGTCTACAAAGCCTCCGCCAGAGTCAATCTCAATCAATCACAATAGTGTTGATCTCGTCGAAAATCGTTTCTGCTCCAGATGTATCCTCAATAAGTTTCATGATCTGCTCAGCAATATAATCCTTTGTACCATCGATGTCCGACGGTGCCAGATTCATTGAATCTGTCAAATCCATCAGTTTCTTCGACGTTTCCGCAATACTGCAGAGCTTCTCCATGAAGTGTTTATTGGGATGTACAATCCCTCTTGCATAAGTGTTTTCAAACATAATAAAACCTCCAAATGATATAGATAGAGTTTCCTCTTCATTCTAGGAGTTGTAAAATGCGCGAAAAACCAAGACACCGTGTAAATATCACGATGCCCCAGTCTCTACATGTTAGTTATTCTTGTTTGTGAACATGTATAACACAATACATGCCAATGCTATAACTAGCAAATAATTCATTTCTCAAATCCTCCTTTCAAAGCTTTTTTCTAAATTTTCTAACTGTACGAATTAACGCAATCAGTAGAATAATTACCAAAATGCATATGATTGTTTTCATGTCAAATGACCTCCTTGTTTATATAGCCAATGGCTTCATTATAGGAGTTGTAAAATACGCGAAAAACCAAGACACCGTGTAAATATCACGATGCCTCAGTTGCAGGTCGTTACTCTATAACGGTAACATCTTCATCGGTCAAAACGATCGTATCGTCTTCTTTGTCTTTGTCTTCATCTACACTCTTCTTTAGGTCTCTAGCATTCTTAATCACTTGGATCGTGCCAGTTGCCAAAGATGTAATTCCGACTAAAATTCCAATAACCGCTTTAGCGTCTGTCAATTTCGCCATAGTTTTCACCTCCTCATTATAGCAATTGTAATTATTGCGAAAAACAAATAGGCCCTGTTTTTATGCAAAGCCTATTGCTTCTGTTGATAAAACCCAACCTTAACCGGCTACGTCATGTGTCCAGTCAATCATGATCGTGTTCTCAAAGCCGTTCTCGTCGTACAGGTTTGTCAGATTAGAGAGTCGTAAGCGGTTTATTTCTTCAAAACCTTCATAGCTTTTAAGATGTCATATACTGGTGTTCCGTTTCGTCTGGCTTCATCGACTCTACTTCGCTCAAGATTAGTTAAACGCCGTTTCAGATCCCAGTGCAGTCCGCTAGACGGATCATAATAAGTATGGTCAATTCTATCTCGTTCAATCTGTGCACTTGTCGGATTAAGCTTCCGATACATTTTTGTACCGACAATCTTAACCCCAGCAATTGCAACAGCTGTCGTGATAGCCGCAACTTCTTTTTTATGTTCCTTAGCCCACTCTCCTGTTTTTCTGAATGTTTCTTTGGCGTTATACTTTATCCGTTCTCCCTTAGAGTCAAATTCTCTAACCAGTTCTCCGTCAACAAAATATACTCTCATATCAAAACCTCCAAAAATATTTGATAGCGTTTCCGCTTCATTATAGGAGTTGTAAAAATAGCGATAAATGGCAAAACAAAAGAGCCCGTGTAAATATCACGAACCCTTTCGTTTAAACCATTTCTTTTGCGACGAAACGAGGTTTATTTACTTTCTCATCTTCAAGAACTGCATTGCTTTGGAGTTAACAACACCGTCGCTTTCAGCGAATACAATCAAAAATGTGCATCCAATCTGAACGGCTCCTCCAACACAGGCTGCGATGAATTCCCAGGGAATCTCCTTAGGCTGTTTCTTCTTCGATTCCTCGATGTCCAAAGCCACCTTATTGAGCTTCTCCAGGTTTTCAACGCCCTGCTTGAACTCGTCACTCTCGATTGGATTTGCAAGCAATTCGTCAAGTAGTTCGCTCCTTGCTTCGCGGAATTCTTTCACCTCCAAATCCTGTTTCTTGCCGAAGATTTTAAGTTTTTTAATCTCCATTTCACAGACCTCCTTTCCATGGTCTCATTATAGCCGTTGTAAATATCACGAATTACAGGTCGATATACTCCTGGAAAAGAAGCCACATCTGCTCTGTAATCTGGATTTTACGGCGATGATACTTGAGCGTTTTCCCAAATATCTTAATTTCAGACCAAGCGAATACCCACAGGCATCCACCATCAATTCCGACCTCCATTAAATGTTTTGCCATTGTTTATGCCTCCTTTTCTTATTTTGATTCAAGGGCTGAGATTCGGTTTTCGAGCTCAGTAATTTTGCTTAAGGCACTTACCAGATCCAGAGTTTTGAGTTTTGATCCGTCTTTCAAGATAAAACCGTTTACACCGTAATTTTCGTCGTAAATAATGGCGCACTGCTCAATATTTCCTTCTGAGTCAGGATCGATGACGGATTCTTCTTCATCATACAGAGTTAGTCCACTATAACGATCAGACCCTACGCGCTTAACCGCAAAATATCCGCACGGAGTATAATGACCTTTTTTATTCGTAGCACCGTCTTTGTATGCGAGTTCCTTAAAAATCAGAGCCCCGCTTCCAACTTTAATCTGACCGTTGTCTTCAGTTCTGACTGGTGCGTACGTATAAACTGAATTTCCGATCTGAATATCAGTCCCAGCCAAAGACGGATTAGCTTTTACTTTATCGTATGAGGATGTTCCGTCAAGCCACCGATATACCAGCCATTTTTCTTCAAGGCCGATCGGAGTCGTAGTTGTCATTGGCACGAAACCAGAATATCCGTCATGCGCATATCCTTTTAGTGCCGTTACATCTTCCGCAACTCCCTCGTATAGACCCTGAATAGTCGTGTATTCGGTTTTCACATCATCGACGAAACCTTTTGTCCTGGTCAAAGCGTCGGCAATTGCTTCACGAACGTCTCTTCCAAAACGAGCTTCTCGAATCAATATAATGTCCCGTTCAAGTGAAACAGGAGTAGATCCAATAGGTTCTGCCATTTTTAATTACCTCCTAATCAATAAAATAAGTTGCTTGGAAATCGTAAGATAAAGCTGGGTTAAACGTCGCAGAGCCAGCACCGTCAGCTGGGATGAAACCTATAACCCCTGTAGCGCTGATGCCGACATAAAAAAGAACTTCTGTACCATAACCTGCTGATGGTACTCCAATCAGATTTATACCTGATTCAGGACGATATCCGTCAGGAATGGTCGCTACATTATGGCCATTGTTAAACACCTTTGCGTACTTGACCCAGCCCTCGAGTTTCACCATCTTGCCGTATTTGCGTACCCTTATCGTGCTGGCAGAGGTCGGGTAAGTCGTATTACCAGTGACAGCCAAGGGGCAGGTTACCCACCCGGAATCGGCGAGAGTGGTGGCTTCGGTAGCTTTAGCTACAGTGCTGGTCAGAAACGCCTGGTCATAGTATGCTGTGTCAGCACCTGTGCCTTCTGGTTCGTCTGGCTGTGTCAGCCGCTGAGATGTCCAGGATTTGTATTTGCCATAAACGGCATAATCTCCGTTCCAGTAGCCCCAGGGCAGATATGCCCAGACAGTATACGTATCATGGGCCGTCGGTATCACTTTTACCTCAGCATTAGCACAGTTTATACGATACACAGTAACGCCGCACGCTTTTGCTGAGATGGTTTCTGTACTTTGCCAAGCATCTTTTATATGTATCTCAAAAGACGAATTCTGCCGAGCATGTCCATTTGCTCCGTCTCCGGATAAGATACGTATAATCGCCGTATTAAAATTTCCAGACGAAACCAAAGTCCCTAATCTGTACCATTGTGCCGTTCCGCCAGCACCGTATATAACAACAGCACTGTTGTTTAAATTCATAAATCTCGATGCATCTAAACCGTCCAGCTTCTTCTTATCCGCCGCAGTCATCAGACCGTGGGTAGACTGTGTGGCATCGTTGTAGGTGGTATCGGTGAATTTCGCATTCGCAGGGACATCGGAATTGATAGAATGGGATATAGGTGTAGCAACACCATTCGCTGCAACATAGACAGGCTTTGTAGCAGAACCCACCGCCGTGTTTGCACTATGTGTTACAGCCGTGGACTTGTCCTGCTTACCGGAAATATCAGGGATTGTGGGTTTGTTGGAGAGATCGTTGTAGTTACCGGTAAATGCGACGTCCGGAGCATTTTGCGATGACAACTCGAGTATGGTATCGATCTCTGTTGTTACAATGTCGTACGTATTAATCTCAACTCTAGGTCGTTCTATCAAATCTCCGTCTATTGATGTAGCAAGGTACGTGAAAGTCTTGGATTCGATGCCGGTGACATCGCTGCATGTATCACTAGGCAGGCAAATACGGATTGCTGTTACTAAACCTTTCCGAGCGGTATCATCTGTATAGCCTAAAAAGACCTTCCATTTCGTATTGGAATATGCACTATCAGAATCGAGTTGGCGTACGATTGCCCGTGCCGGAACAATAGCCATATCGCTACGAGCCGAGGTAATTATCTGCACCAGAAAACGTTTAGTACTAGATTCGCCGAAGTGTAACGTGATATAAGAATTGATAATTACTGGGTAGTCTCTATATCCAGATATATCCGTTCCCATCCCATAGCCAAAACTATTAGGCGCGAAAAAAGCCAAATCCAAAATAGCTTTATAACCATCCCCGATATTCGCATATCTGCCAATTGCAAACTGTATGTTTGTCTCAGGAGACGTGAACGTATTAGGAACGCTTACAATCGAGCGATCGCGGTTTGGATCTTCCAAAGCAACCACAGGGCCATCTGTGAGAATGCGATTATGGTATCCGACTAGCTGATATTTAGTATCCGAATCCGTAACACTGCTACTGGTTCCGTCTGATCCGGTGAGCGTTATAGTATTTCCTGTTTTCGACAGCTCATATTTTGTATTATCTCCCGCTGCACTTTCTGTTTGCTTTACTAGTTTACTATAGTCAATAGCATGATCTGAATCGGGAGGAGATTGCAAATACAAGCCTTCAAAATCGGTATATTGTATACTACTTAGAGTAGCAGTGGTATATTCCAGCCCAGTCAAATTTTTCGACAAGTATATGGCAAGCCAAACGTGATACAAGATATACTCATGTCCGTCTACGGCTTCTTCAAAATGCCCATATGCATACACATTCGGCGACAGATCTGAATCTGAGGTATCTGTTTTCAGATTGAGAATGACGGTGTTGCCATTCGCCGTTACATCTCCGTTTACGCTCCATTTATGGTCTACCCCATCTGATGTCAGCGTATATCTGCCCTCAAGGTTCAATGGATGCGTCGCATCGAATCGCCCATACTCTGATTTGATTTGAAAACCAGTCGTATAAATCAAATATCCGCGTCCTTCGACATATTCCCCATCGTCTGAGTAACTTTTCAATGGAAGTGTACGTCTATACGTTTCCAGTGGAGCCACCGTTGTTTTATTTTGACTGTCTGTCAACGTTACTCCATGCACATCTGGATTTCTTGAGCTGCTTACGTAATACTTAGTATTTTCGCTAGGAATCCCTAACGCCGTAATATCTTTTTTACTCACAGCAACTGCCGAATCGACATGACCCAAATTATCATTCGAAAACTTATACAAACCAAGATCGTGTTCTGTATGTTTTGGATGCACATACGACGAACCGATAGATGGCGAAATAGAATTAGAACCATAGCTAGGACTAGCGTCGGTAATTTCATTTGATGATTTTATCGCGTTGAAAGTAAACACTGTGTTTTCGACATTCTGCAAATCGTAGTCGATAGCCGTGACGTTAAGATACGTGTCTATTCCATGCCTTGGCGCTAATACTCGTACTGCGTCGGTTAATTCGATCGAAGAATAATCTACGTTATAAAGGCTTAGGTCAATTCCATTAACAGTCAATTTCCTTACACCAGATGTCCAGCTTCCGTCTGCTGTCTTAGAGATAAGCGGAATGCTGTCGATCTCTGAGATTCCCAGTCCGACTAATTGTTCGTATGCGTTACTTGTACCGACGTCTAGATCTCTGATAATCATTCCATACTGTTCCACCAGCTCGGGACAATACATTACACCATGTTCTGGATCGATTTTCCAGTTTCTTTTATTGATCACGGTGGTTCCATTTTGAACGCCTCTTCTATCGAGTGTGAAATCTTCGCCACTATCGACTCGTTGTCCATGAGGATGTACCGCAGTGAAAAATGTTGTACCATCATCGGTAATCGTCATGTCTGTTAAATTTTCTCCTAGTTGAATCGTCTGCCCCTCGTTCGAGTTAAACGCTGGATAGTGTCTACGCATATGCAGCTGCATCACATACACCGCGTCACCCAAATCAGCTCCGCCAAAAGTTTGTTTCGGATATTGCGGGTTCTTGGAAACCCAGAACAATCCGCCGACATTACTCATCATACTTGAGATCAGATCTATGGCGGTCATGTTATTAGGATTTGAGATTCCGCATTGATTTTGTGATATGGAATTCAGAGTATCTTCGTCGAAGTAATAATCTTCGTCCTCTTGACCGCCCGACGGTATTACCGGTTCGTTTACCCAAGCGTATACCGGAACATCAGAATCAGTATCCTTGGCGATTCTACCAAGATGTTTGAAAGGGGCATTTAGGTTCTCTTCATATTCTGATCCTCCAGACATAATATTTGCAATTACTGCCGAAGCTTCCTGAGGAGATACTCCGTATACGTGAACGCCACTTTCATTTAGTATCGGGGAATTAAATCTGGCGAACATAGCTCTGCCTACTGATTTTCGCGTATTCCATGAGCCCATATCTACGGTTTTATCGTAATATATACAATCATTGAGATATGCCAAGCCACCTTCGCAATGAACGGTTTTTGCTCCATACAAGTCGGTATCAATGGTTAAGACACGCCCAAACCAAATATGCTTATCGTGTGTTTTCTGGTTGTCTTTGATTACATGTAACTCTGTGACCATTGGGATGATCCTAGAATATGCTACGTTAGTCGAAGACAATTCAAAGTCCAGAGTACCAGCAGCGTTAACTTCGATGTGTAATTTGGGGTTTCCGAGTTTTAAGTCATCGTCATCGCGCGTATCGTCATACATCAAAACTTGGTCTTTTTCGTATGCGCTATTCACAAAATAAATTTTAAACAATTACAGATACCCCCTTCTCAACCCGAGCAACGAAAAATGACGTCCGGTCAACTCGTAAGTAGCGTCTCCGTCATAATCATGCCAGAATGTAATTATGCACTCCGAAGAAGCATTTACATTAGACAGCATAGCATTTGGATCAGTTTCTATCGTAATATAACTGTCCGGATTAGCAAAAGACTTCTCAATTGTTTTCATCATTCGCACTCTTGTGTGAAAAATATTTTCTGCATTATCAATCTGGCAAAATGCATTGTATCTAAAACCGGATTGCGAATTGGCTGGAAAACGTATACTTAGGTTGGGCAAGTGCAAAGGTTTTGCACCAAGTACAATTCTAGCCATTCTTAAATCAAACGGAATATCCACCGTATCATTTAGTTTTTCCGTTATTCGATTGTAAACTGCTACGGTTTCGGCAGTCGTTGCATTCGTATCCCATTTCTTATCGTCGTCGGTAAGCATTAATTTCGGCATTTTTGAAAAATTAATCGAATATGCCGTAGACGGAGCCACAGACGATGCTGGGTTCGGTTGATTTTGTGTCTGATACTGAGGAAGTAATGGAATATCATTAAACAAGTCCCCAATAGTACATCCGTATTCGAAATCGTAGCAATCCCATAATTCGTTTTCATCGCTACGAGTTACTTCCATTTTGAATGGTTTAAAGCTGTAGTCAATAGTTATCTGCGAATTGTGCTGATCTGATTTCATCGCATTGAGCGACATCCGCCCCTCGTAATAATAATTGGGTTCGTCATATGCGATCATCTGCATAGTGCGTCCTTGCATATATCCCAAAAGCATGCCGTATGTGACTGTCCATGGGCGAATGTCATTCATTACGATAAACTCAAAAGAGCCTGTTCGGTTGCCATATGTCGGAAAACCAGTAAGCGATGTTGTTAAATCCAGCTCACCATTTCCTCCAGGAACTGATATACTGTGTACGTTTACTGGAGGGACTGCGACCACTGGACGGCTAGACGGAGCCATAACCCAATCCTCAGCAGTATTCTGCTTACCGTAAAACCGATGAGACATTTTTTTGTCCTTATCATCTATGTCGTATTCTTTAGCTGGATACGCCGTAGCTTTTGGGTCAAAAAACGTAAGTGAATGAGTTTTGGTCATGTCAAAACCTTTAATCCAATACATGTTATCCCTCCTCGTCGTGTTAGTTATGCCGTCTTGCGTATGCGTTTAAACGGCTCATTTCTTTGTTCATGGGCTTGGCTAGTTCACCAACCATTGTACCCGTATCCATTACGATTTGCATGCTTTCCATGTTTTCGGACAAGGTGTTAATATCATCTCTAAGTCCTCGAACCATTTCCAGCATATTGCTGTCGTCGTAAATTTCTTCGTGGTTTATAGACGCGTTCACAGCAGCGGTAGCCGCCTTTGTCATCATGGAGCTTGTGGAAGCCCAAGCGGTGTATGCTGTATCGTAACCGCCATAAACCCCGCGCATATCCATTGTAGGACGTATAGTCGGGTCGATAGTCAATCGGTTATTAGCGACAGCCGAAATAGTTGATAGGGTGTCACTGAGAGCGAGCTTTGCTTTATCCGCAATTGTGTACCCAGCGTTCTCAACACGATCCCCGAGGTTCAGTATACCGATCGCCATTCCTTGACTAAAGTATTCGCCAAGTTTCATGGTTTCTCGCGACGGGGAATGGGAATCCAAGGCTTCTTGAGCCGCGTTCAGAGCTTCGTTCGCAATAGAACGAGCAGCGTCTTGTACGTAGCCCATTCTGGAAGTCAGTCCGTTTTCAAAACCTTCGCTAGCATATCCACCCAGAGAATAGAATTTGTTATAGATTCCATTTTGATTATTATTGACAAAATTGTAAGCGTTTATGAAGAATGAGTTAATCGCTTTATCGACTTTTGCATCCGATTCGTCAAAGGCATCAGTGAATGCACTAATACCCTTCTTTGCGACGCTCTTTAATGCATCACCGAAATTTTTCACTGCTTCGTCATCGACGTCTTTCATCTTCTTAAACGTTGAGATTACATGTTCCAAAGACGTGCAGACTGACGACACAATCCCGCTACTCAGATCAGACATATTGTCGTAGAAAGACTTAAAACGATTTCCGTACATTTGTAACTCGTACCCGACTTCGCTCATATGCGTAAGATCAGTGAAACTAGAATTAATTTCATTGAGTTTTTCAATAAGCACTTTCATGGCCGCAGTTTTAGCTTGCACGATGGTGGAGTCTATATCCCTAATGTAATCGTAATACCGGCTAAGTCCATAACCCAAGCCTGCGATTTGGTTACCCAGGCTTGAAATCTTAACACCTCCAGAGAACGTACTTCCAGTAGCGAATTCGCACACTCGACTAGCCATTCCCAAGGCGTTATTTCCTGCTCTGAGATCGTCTTCGGTTAAGTCCTTTACCGAGTTAAAATATGTCTTAACCCCGTTACCGAAGTCTTCGATATTAGCCGCGAACATATCCATCTTAATATTTCCGAAGAACGTCAAATCGTTCGAAATATCAGCCAGGACTCCGCACGTTCTAACAAGTGCATTGCTCTTCGAAAACATTGGGTCGTCTTCGCTTTCGACATTCTGGTCTACCCAATTCAAGTATTCCATGAACTGCTCAGCAAAACTCTTAAGACCCTTTGCAAAATCCTTCAAATCTGTGGTGAACAAGGATGCAATTCCGCTTGTATTCGGAATTTCAGATGCGATTGTTACAATCGATGCTAACGATTCCATAGTCAAGTTCGATTTGACTAGCGACGATCTTGTAATGTTAGCCACAGTTTCACAGTATTCAGACATTTCTGTCGCTACGTCTGGAAGCTGTTTAACAAACGCTCCAATCGTATTATCACCGATCCATTTGGCTAATACTCCGCCGCTGTTCGGAATCTTGCTCGCGGTTTGAATGACAACCGTAAGCATGTCCATAGCGTCTTTTGATTTCTCGATCATGTCTTTTGTAATCGGTAGGCACCCATTAGCGTACGCGCCTAAGTGTACAGCAGTTGCAGGGAGCTGAGCTACAAACGCGCCAATATCATTGTTTCCTATCCATTCGCCAATCCATCCTCCAGTGTTCGGGATGTTCTTAGCCGCTACACAAATATCGGTTAACATTTTCATAACATCAGCCGAGATTTTAATCTGTTCGTCTGTAATACCCTCTACTGATTTAGCGTATTTTACTAGCCCAGATCCGACACTCGGCAATTCGGCAATAAACTCGCCAATGTCGTTCTCGCCCATAATTGCACCGAGCAGACCGCCGCTATTCGGAATATCTTTAGCCGAGTTAGCTATAGCAGTGATTAATTCACCAACTTTAGTAGCTTTTTCTATATCGCCCTCGTCAATCTCTTGGCAATCTTCAATGAATGCTTTAAGACCGCCTTTTCCATCTTCACCCTTGATTAGGATAGACATCGATTCTACGAGATCTTCCATAGGATTATGCGAACCTGTTATCAGGCTGAACAAAGGACTGTTGATTATGGAGTTCACAAACTCGGCAGCGAACAGTGATCCAAAAGCTGCAGTTAGAATACCGATGCCTTCTAAGGCTCCACTGTCTTTAAGCGTAGAAACTCCTTCGAAGAATCCCTTAGCTTCATCCCAGAAAGATGTTAGATTTTCACCCAATGTCGGCAACGCATTAGAGACACCTTCTATGACGCCTCCTACGAGACCGCCAACAACATTTCCGAAAAACTTACCAATAGCCAGCCCAACGGTCTCAAGGATCGGTAAGCCTCTATTGAGCAGTCCTTCCAAATCGTAATCCTCTTGAATAGAACCAAGCAATCCCAAAATCCCAGCGAATTCAGCGATAAAACCGGCAATTGCGATCATTCCAACGAATATCCCTTCGCCGGCTGATAGCTTCAAACCGCTAAGGATTCTTGTGGCTCCAGAAATAGATAGCAAGATGGTACTCATTGAGATGGCGATTGCGTTTAGCCCGTCAGGATTGGTCAGATTATTCAAAAGCATGAGCGCCGCGGTCATTTCACCGATCATTATACTAAACAGCGCAATCTGCTTTCCAGTACCTTTAGTGTCCATCAATCTGGTCGCTCCGCTGATCGCCAAGACGACCGCAGACAACGCAGAAGCTGTCGAAATGATTTCATTTTGATCTAATGAAGACAAAATGTACAGAGACGCAGTGACTGCCGCGATTTCGAGCACCATTCCAACCGCTTGCTTTACAGCGCTACGGTTACGACCCGCAATTTTACCGGCTACTGCTAATGCTTCCATAACTGATATAACTATCAATGATCCTTGAATCGCTGTCTCTCTGTCAAGCTTTCCAAGAAGCACAATCGCAGGCACGATCAAATCGATTGCGATGGCCATTCCGACGAAAGATCCTTTGCTCTTTCCTTCTGCCGTCTGAGCGATTCTCGATGCAATTGCCATGGATTCCATGATAGCAATGACAACGGCCATGCCCTGCATAGCTGTCGACTTGTTCATCTTGCCTAGTGCATAAATCGCAGGAAGCAACAAATTTACAGATACAGCCATAGCCAAGATCGATGCAGCTGTTTTAGAAACCTTTCCAGATAGTCTAGAAGCAATTGCAAAGGATATAAGCACCCCTAGAATACGATGCATGCCAGTCTCTATTGTATCGACATTGAGCAACGTAATAAGCTTGATGGCTCCGATCATAGCAAGCAAACCAACGCCGATTCCAGCGAATGCAACGCCGATCGATGTGATCTTCTTTTCACTAAATATGGGAGTACTAAGAATACTGATCGCAGCAACTAGCTCAGCAAATACAATAGACAGTGTTGCAACGCTTGATTTCAGTCTGTCTTCTGGAATCTGAGCGATTATCCACAATGAAGCGGCTAAAGCTGCAATGCCAAGCGCAATACTCTCAAACATCTTGACTCTAAGAGTATGCTGAGCTGTCTTTGCCACATCAGTCCAGCTAGTGAATAATTTGTTAATATTTGCTCCAATAGCCGAGAATGACGCGAATATCTTAGTCAGTGAGTCTACTGACTTTTTAACAGCCGTAAGTGTACTAATGACGCTAAGGCCTGTTACGATTTGAGTAATGGTTTTTAGTATATTACCCCACGGTATCTTTGTAGCTGCATCTCCCATTTTGTCAAAGAAAGCAGACATGAAATCCGTAGCCTTGACTATGCTATCAGAAGCAAAATTGTCTATGGCGATTGAGAGTTCAGTTACAGCTGTCTTCAGAATACCCTTTTTCATGATTTTCGTGAAGTAAACGTAAACAGACTTCAAGTTAAATAGCTCTTTTAGTTTTCCGCTTTTCATGCCCTCGATGATCTTCTCGAACGGATTTCCACCAGAAGCAAGTACAGAGATCATGTCGGCTAAACCCTGAGCCATTTTCGACACAAGATTCACAAAGTTTGTAAACGCTGTGGAACCAGACCCAGCTTCTACGAATTTGTTTAAATTGTCGCCGGCTTTAGTAACAGCGTCAGAAGCAATTGGAGCAAGAGCATCCCACAAATTCTGTAACTGGGTTATGAGATTCTGTACTCCTTCAGAATTGGCAATAGCTTTGGCCATGTTAACCACAGAATCTTTAAATTTATCGACCGTTTTCATAACTGCATCTAGCAATGTTTTAATAGCGTCGAGGACTATTTTCATTGCCTTATTATGCTGTATGAAGTTAATGATACCAGTCGTAATACTAGCCACTGATGTTACTAGCTTAGATATCAATCCGATTGAAAAACTTATAGATTTGCAGATTGCTTTGATTAGAACATTCAGAACTCCGGATTGGCGAATCCAGTGAATAATGTTCGCTACTGTTTGGCCAATATTTCCGGCTAATTCCAAAACTCCGCTTCCAAGATTCCTAATAGATTCGCCATTAGCGTCAACATTTTCGATTAGACTATCAAAAATATCCACAAGCAAAGCAATCGCTTCGCCAAACGCATTTGTTATTTTGAGAACGTTGTACAAGTCCCATGCGCTAATTGCTTTATTCATGCTAGTACTCAACTTGGTAAACTTCTTAGCTAGATTTGTTACCATTTTGATTAACTCATTCGGAATTAGGTTCTTAAGCTGTTTAGCTACGGACGCGACTACAATATATGCATTGCTAAGCGCTGTCGTAATGGATTTTACAATGAACTCTAATGTCTTCGTTATGATATGACTCTCTTCAATTCTGGCTATGATGTTTGTTATAGCATAGCCAGCGTCAGAAAGAATTTGTAACAGTTTTGGACCTTGAGATGAGATGATCGGAATTAAAGCCTTAATGACACTTTTTACGATTGTGAAGCCAAAGTTGAGAACTGAAAAGACGCCCATCAGAGAGTGATAGACTTGCGTTACTGTAGTTTTCGACATCTTCAATTTTGAGGTGAAAGATTCCAAACCGTCTGTTATGGCGATCAAACGTTCTGCTGTGTATTTTGGAATGAAATTGCTGAGGGCTTTTTGAACTGGAACGATCGCAGTTTTGATAGCTTCTACAATATTCCAGAACGACTTGATCAACTTTTCACGTCCGCCAAGATCTTTCCAGATCTTGATTTGTGCATTTCTTGTGTCATTGTAACTTTGAATTATGCCGGAAAAGAAATTATTGACGTCGGTGAGAGTTTTTTTTGCTTCCTCGTAATCGCCGACAATCATTTCCCAGGTTTCGGTCCAGCCAGATTGCACAGCTTCCTTCATCGTGTCCCACAGTTGAGAAAACGTTTTTACTTTGGTCGCAGCGTCGGTCGCAGTCCGGCCAAGTTCCGTGGTTTCATCAGTGAATTTCGCTAAAGTTGTAGTCAGTATGTCAGACGTAAGCCAACCTTTCTGTAGAGTCTCTCTAAATGAACCAGCATCTGCGATCATAGAGTCTATATCTACTCCGAACTCTCTAGCTGTTTCTTTTAGTGCATCCTGAAACACTTGTCCGCCCATGCCAGCGTTAACAACTGAATTCCAGTCCTGTAATTTTACAGTTCCTGACGCCAATGCCTGTGATAACTGATACATAGCGGTCGATGCTTGCTGGGACGTCGATCCGGATATGGCTGCGAGATTCGCTATACCTTGAATGGCTGTCACCGACGTATTCAGATCAACACCGGCAGCTGTGAATGTACCGATATTTCTTGTCATTTCCGTAAAATTATAGATCGTCTTATCCGCATAATGATTCAGTTCATCTAAGGCATTATTTACGTCATCCAGCGTGGTTCCTTTGGACTGTGTATTTGCCAGGATGGTTTGAACTGCGTCAATTTGTGTCGTATACTCTTCGAAACCAGTTTTTATCGGATCGATCGTAAACGTGGTCGCGATCATCTTACCGGTACTCATTAGCTGATCTGTCAATCTACGGATAAACTGGTCGGTCATGGTGCCTAAGACAGAAAACTTATTTGTCATCGCGTCAATGCCTTTTTGCATGGCGCCGAATGAGAAGTTATTTATAGAAGAAGCTAGGCTCTTCAGACTATCAGTTGCGCCCTGAAAATTCAGAGACTGTTTGAGCTTATCCAATGTGCTCAGTGTAGTTTTGCAACCCGACTCAAATTGCTTATTGTCGAATTGCATCTTTACTATCCTGTTATCGACTGAAGTACCCACTACTTCGTAACCTCCTTCCAAGTTTCCTTAGACATTTTATCGAATATCGGTTTCAACGCAGGATTGATGTAGTCTCGTCCTTTCACGTATCCGCCATTTTTTGTTGCATGACCATATTGTATCAGCATAGCGACTGGAATGTATCCAACTATGTGTGAGTTCGTCCATATGATTTCAACTTTATCTTTTGAATAATGGATCTCATAATCCCACGAACTAGCAGTTTCTCCGGTATCCACTGGCGTAGCAGCGGCTAGAGCTCTCACACCCTCTTCTCCGTATTTACGAAGCTTAGCATACATATTATGCTCTTGAATGCCTTTCAAAAATATGGACGTTTTCTTGAAGTCACCAGTCTGTTTAATTGTAATCACTCTAGCCCACCAACTTTCTTTTAGAGCTTGCTAACTTTATCCTCCGGAAGATAGCCGATAATGCCATCGAAGCTCATTTTATACCATTTTGAATTATTCAGATTAACGTAATGGCCATCGCATGTGACACGCTGAGTCCGCATCAACGTAGCTACAACCGGATTATGCTTGTCCTTACCAGGTTCCTTACGCATGTTAATGGCCGGTGCGCTCACTACGTAATAACCCTCGTACTCTTCGTTAAATTTAATAGGGGTTGTGTTTTCAACGATCTTCTTTTCGTCTCCCATTACACTCATCCTTTCGAATTGCGCGCTTTTCTTCTCTGAGCGTTAAGCGCTGCGTTTTGATTCATTGTCTCTCGTCTACTCATTTTTTTCTTTGGCGCATTCTTAATGGCGCAGACTCTAATCTGAGTCATTAACCGATTGAGATTCCATTTCTCGCATTCAAGCGGAATGTTCAAAGAAAACATTTGGTAGTAAATTATCTCGGCAGTTACAATTTCTCGACTAGCTCGTGCATTGTCTTTTGGAAACGTTGTAGCTGTCATGGGATCATTCATATAGCTTACAATCTGATCTAAAATCGATTGCGGTAAGCTTCTGTATACTAAAATGGGAACGTCTTTTGGGGTGATTGTCATACAGCGAAGATAATCGAAGAATTCATCATCAGTTTTTTTATCTGTCGTTAAGTATGGTTTCTTCCACTTGCGTTCCCATTTTGATACAGATACCAGACTATGCTCCAATCTTAAGGTCATAGCTGGCATATTTATAAACTCCTCTTTAACTGGATCCCAAAATTCTTGTGACAGGAGTTTTATTTCAAACATATTACTGAACTACGGAGGCGGTAACGTTAATTGCCGGCTTATCGGATACCGGAGCCTCGACCTTCGGAGCGATTTCTCTCATGAACTCAGAAGCCTTATCTGCGTCAGAGAGCAGTTCCATGAACAAGGCACTATACGCTTCAGAAGCAGCGAATGCATCCTTCATCTGCTGGTTCTTATAAAACCGCTTTCCGTCAGCAGTCTTTTCACCGTATGCCAGCAAGATGACTTTCTTAATAATATTCAGGATTTCTACCTGATCGTCGCTAGAGATAATCCGACGAATATAACCTTCGAGACCTCCTTTTCCGAGTGCCTCAAGTTCAATGCATTCAGCCTGTGTCAAGTTGAAGTAGAACTTCTCAGTTCTCTTTTCTCCGTCAAAATCAGTATATGTAATTTCCTTAGCAAACATGTAAATGACTCCTTTCCGAATATAACGGTTTTCAAACCTTTTTCAGGTACTTCGAATTACAGTATCCAGTGTACTTTCCTGACTGCACCAGATACCATTTTGAATTGTTCGCCGTAGTGTAGTATCCATAGCAATGGACCTTAGTTCCGTTCTTAAATGCTGTGACCACGTTATCGCCTGTGAGCTTACCTGGAATGTAACGGCAGTAAAGCGAAGTTGCAGTAACAGAGTAGGTACCTCTGATCGAATCTGACTTAGACTTAGCCGCGGCTACTTTCGAGTTTGATGCAGGTGCTGCAGGCTTGTGCGCTGCGGTCGTAGTCTTAATGCCGAGCATCTGATTAACTCTAGCCTGCACAGTGTTATAGTCCAAGCCAAGAGCTGCGATCCGCTTCTTGCGATCCTCGCCATTTCCGTACTTGCCAGCGATGACATTCTTAGCGGCCTGCTCAACGGTGATAGACGGCTTTACAGTCGAAGAATTCGATGCAGTTGTCTTCTTTCCCATTTTAGCCGCAACATCGTTCTTAAACTTCTTCCAATGCTGTTCATCATTGGTGTCAGTTCCACCAGCGCTCGCCGGTACAAACCACTTCGGACACACTTTCTTAGTAACGTCATAGTGACGAATAAGTCCACCATTCGTCGGGTTCAGACCGTAGATCTTGCACAGTTCGGCGCACAGTTCTACTGCCGCATTGTACGTAGCGGTATTGAATTTACCAGTCCAATCCGGATGACAGCACTCGATACTTACAGTATACGGATTTGCCTGATTGGTGCACCAGCTTTCTTCGCCGTGCGGGATACATCTTACAATTTCGCCAGTGAGCCCAATAATATAATTCGAACTTACCGATCGGTCTGTATTGTTGAAGTAGTTGCGATTTGCCATTGCGCTTGTGCCCGGATTAGCGACCCAATGGATTGCGATGGCTGTAGTTCTTCTTCTTTTGTTACCTGGTCTGTTATGAGTCAGGTATGCGTTTACGAAGTTCATTTATAAACCTCACTTTCTGGAGTATTCATCTTGCACGAGCTTTACCTGGGCAGCGCATTCAATATGCTTCTTATGCAGAAGTTCATACATAGCCATCATTGACTTGTTCGGCTCGTTGTTCTTGGCTCTTTCTTCTTCGATCAACCTTGTTACCTGAGAATGCAGAATATCCATGTGACCCATCTCTACCTTAGACAGTTCATAGAAAGTTTTAGACAAAGTAGGATCTTTTTCTTTCGTCTTGCATGCCCAGCAAATATACTCTTTAGCACCGCTGACTTCGTCGTCGATCATATCAGCAAGTGTTGCAATAATCTTCATAGAAAACTCCTTTTACTCGGGGGTGGCCCTAGGTCCCAATTACTCCAATCTGACCATACACTAGAAACCCCGTAATGGATTCATGCCATTTTGATTTTATTCAGCGAACATAGCGATGACTTCAGCAGGCAGCGGCAGTTGCGGATCTGTACCTGTATTCGCGCCTGAGCCTTCCGTTCCGTATAGCTTTTCTTCCAGCTTAGCAAGTTTCTCTGCTTTGGCCTTGGTGCTGTCAATGGTGATTGTTGCGATGGCCTTATAGCCAGCTACTTCTACTGGATTAGTAGAGCATTCCCAAGAGAATGTGATTGCTTCCGGAGAGTCGTTTACAGTAGCATAACCTCTCTCAGACGGAGAAGCGGTCGCACCGTAAATCAGATGCAGCTTATAACCATGATCGTTACCGTCAACATCGTTACCCAGAACGGTTCTGTAGCAGAAACCGAACATCTTTCTCTTCTGCTGACCGATTACGACACCAGCCGCTACAGATGCAGAGCCATCGCAATCGGCCCATTCGTCCGGATAGGTGTACGCTTCGATAGTAAAGCCGAACTCTTCCGCAGAACGCAGAGACAGATACTTGATGTCATCGGCGTACAGCGCGGTCTCTTCAGCACCAGACGGAGATTCGGTTACGGCGGTCAAACCATTCCAAGCAACACCGGTTCCGTATTTTGCCGGGGTCTCGCCCTTTGCTGGAGTAAAACCTGGATACAGGACACCCATCTTATCACCGGTTTCGTACAGACGGTCACCAGTCTGATCCCATGTGATCTTAGCCATTAGACTATTTCCTCCTTTTAATAATAAATTCTGAATACGTCGTGATTGAGATTATCCACCGTGAAATGATTATCATACACACACATTGAGAAGTGCGACGCTATGTCCTCGATCAGATCGCTATCGGGATCTGCGTCTACGAGGGTTAAGTCGTAGCTCATTTCAAATGTATAAGGTCGATCATCAGCGAATTGCGTGTCTCCATGAGCTCTGTCATAGATGATACATGGATACTTTAGTTTTACTGACTCAGGAGGCTGAAAATAAACGTTTCGGCTCCCAAGGATATCGCACAATTCCTCATGCAATTTAAGCCGTCGGTCCATTATACACACCTCCAACTGTCAGATTTAATCTCGGATAGGAAATATCAATATTGTTGACTTTCCAGTATGCTCCGAGAAATTTAATGTAACGGATAGCTGAGAAATGCTCGTAGGCAAAAGGATCTGCAACGATGGAGATCTGATTCGTAATGTTTACGTTATCATTCAGCGTTTCGGTTCCCTCCCATCGACTGGCGATTCGCGTAAGGTCTCCACGATATGTACGCTCCTTAACACTTTCTGTCCACACGCCAGGACTGGTTTCTTCGCTAACCGCAAATCCTATAATTCCGTAGAATTTTGCCATTTTGATTTCCTTCCGTTAAATTCGTTCTCAGCCTGCAGTAGCTACTCTGTGCTCGAAGCTGATTGCAGAATACGGCTTGGTCAGGGCGCCAGAGATACGGGTTTCGATCAGGTACTTCTGCTGGTTGTAGTCGATATCGAAGTCGTCGAACATAGTTACCTGACCGCCAGCGTCTGTACCGATTGTGTAGTCAATCGGGTTTACCAAGATACCATCCAGGAAATATTCTTCTTCCTTGGTATCGCCGAGGGACTCATCCTTAACCTTATGCTTCGCACCTTCCATTACCGGTACAGTAACGATCTTGAAAACGCGCATAGCGGTTGCCAGGTCAGCAATAGAGTCGTACAGCTTTCTGCCAGTTGTGTCTTCCAGCAGGAGCATTTCGGTAAGTACATCTTCTGTAGTCCAGAATGTCGGATTGCCGGAACCCTTGTATTCCTTACGAGCCTTCACAACTCGCTTGATCAGATCCTTAGCACGATCAGACTCGGTAGTTGCTTCAGGGTACTGAGCACGAGCCTTCACGGTGTATACATCACTGTCAGTCCAGATCGGGCGGATGTGATCTTCGGAGACCTTGTCTTCAGCTACAGAGCTACGACCGTCGCCAACGAGAACCGCACGAGCAATTTCCTCATCCAGCATAATACGCATTTCGCCCTTCAACCAAGCGACCACGTTGAAGTCGGTGATGTCCAGAATATCATCACGATCCAGCTTCTGCTTCTTGTAAATGGTCTGCGGATCAGTGGAACGCTTCAGAAGAGCGATAACTTCCTCCAGCTTCTTCTTGCCCTTGATATAACCCCTTGCGCGAGCTTCATCGGCAGTGATGTTTGCATGGATAGACTTGATACGGGTAAACGGAGCATGCTTGGTGGCGCTCATCAGAGTACTCACCCATTCGGTCTCACGCTTGATGAAATCCGGGGAGTCACTGATAGCCTTAGCATCTGGGAACAGCATGTTGATGTCTGTGATACCATACTGGTCTGCATGAGACAAAACAGATTCCTTCAGAGAACCCATTCGCTTTGCGTCTGCGAAGATTTCGTTCATGTCGTCGTGAGACAGTACAAACTCCTCGGAATCGTTTTCTGCGTCAAACATGTTGTGCTTCACGTCTTTATCCTCCTTATTTGCATTGTTCTTGTCAAGGGCCTCGCCGACCATGTAATACAGAACATCTTTCTGTTCTTCGGTCATGGAGTCGACTATATCCTTGACTGTCTTTTCCTTATTTTCAGCCATAGTTTTTTCCTCCTTTGCACTATCAGCATGCGCAATCGGACCATCCGGATCCAGATCGATAGCATAAGGCTCGCTGTAGATGAAAGCTTCATTTGTTTCGTTATCGACATCATCGTGTGCTACGACTTCGTCAATATACGCTCCAGGATTTGCACCAGCCAAGACCAGACTAACCTCACGAATTGCACCATGAACTACATCTGAACCAACTTTCTTGATGTGATTAGCCCAGATAGACAGTCCGTTAATGTCTCCGTGTTTTACCAGCTGTTTGGCATACTCGCCATTTTCTGTGTCGTTGAAAAGGCCGTAGGCATAGACGCCGTCGGCTCTATTTTCAAGCAGACACTTACCCAGTACGTTCGTAGGCTCTTTATGCTGGTGAGCCCATACCATCGGTACTACCATTCCGTCACAGTCTTTAAAAGCACCATGACGAATAGTTACGCCATCGGAGCATCTACGATCGTTTCGAGTCGCATAGCCGCCGAAGTCGTATTTAGCAAAATCTTCTGCCATTTTGAATCACCTACTTTTATTTCTGTCATACTCTTCTTTAACTTTGTTTATGAGTTTTTTTATCTCGTCGCCAACTCTTTTTTTATCTTCGTCGCTAAGACGTTTTATACGTTTAGAAATGGATTCAGCGATTTCTTTTCGAATTTCCTCAGCCCGGGCTTTCATCTCATCGCGCTGTGTCTCAGTCACGGTACGCTTATTCCCAGATAACGGATTCTGCAAACTGCTGGATGATAGAGTGGAGTTTTTAACTCCGGATGCTCGTCCTTTAAGCACACGTCTCTGCATGTAATACTCATGTGCTTTAATTGGATCGTAATATTTCGAAGCGTAATGATAAATCTCATCGTCATTCGGCATCGTTATCACCCGTTTCCTCACCGCTCAGAATTCCGTCGATGTCATTTTGAAGTTGTTCAAGCACACTGTTAACCTCATCAGCTCCACCAACCGTCGTTCCAGCCTCTCCATTATTCGCAATGTTCTTATTGACCAGCTCATCAGCTCTAGGCTCTGAACTAGGCTTGTAGCCGATGATAGCTCTGAACTCGTTCGAAGACAGGATTTCGTTTCGAGTAAATCTGTCTGCCAGATCTGCAAGCTGTGTAGTAGGTACGAGCTTAAACGGATCTCTGAAGAACTCGATAGAATGTCCCTGAGTCCTAGCTGTCTTGGTCAACCACTTACGTTTCATCTCAATCGTGATGACCGAGAGGAAAGGTTCGATAACACGGTTATAGTAATTGAGCATTGTTTGCTCATTTGCCGTTCCATCGAAAATTGTCTTATCCATTCCAAGCTGACCGAATAGCATGTTCGTCAAGTACTCAATCTGAGACATGAGGTTATTCTCGAGAGAACGGTTAAGCTGAATGACTCGCTCGGTGCCGTCAGTATAGGCGATGCCATACTTGGAGTTAGCAAGCTGATCCTCGATTATTTGCTTGCGGCGATTAGCCTGCTGCTCTTGAGCTTTAGTCTTGATTGTGTACGGAAGCTGAATGATCAAATCCAACTTACTCGATCCAGACTGCTCATCAATAGCATCCAGCAAATTCAGTTTTCGAATCAGCCGTTTAAGAATACCATTTGGCTCGTTCATGACTGAGTAAAATGGATTCTCGAGAAGAACACAACATTTTTTTGCAACTCGTAGATTCTTATGCTGACAAGTTCTGTCGTCGTACATATCCACGGTAACGTAATCTGCAGACCATTGAACAACTCTGCCAACACGCATGCTGTAAATATTATACGAATCATTGGTATTTGGATCGACGTCACTTTCATATGGAACTACAGCGACGCATCCTTCGTCGCACATGGACATTACCATATCCTGAACGAAAGCACGATACGTCTGGTCCTTATTGGGGGAGAGGGTTAGACATTCGTTTAAGCTGTCAGTTATGGTTTCAACGAAATTTCCATTTACGTCCACCTTGACATGTTCCATTTTGATTGATGCGACGTCAAGTGCAATTCGGTTGTAAATTGACATGATGATTGAACGTTCGTTACTGATGAAACGACGTGTTCTATCTGGTTTTGACGAAGACACGATAGAACCCGTGCTAGCGTCAAGTTTTTTGTATTCATCTGTGGGATCTCTGCTAAAGAAAGCATTCCACAGTCTCTTTCCTAAGCCCATAGAGACCCTCCTTTTTATTCGTAACTATCTTTATGGATCTTAAAGGCGACAAACGCATCTATCAATGCTGACACGTTATCGATCTTTTGCTCGTAGCGTTTCTTTAGAAGCTTACGATTTCCGTTGGTATCTTCCAAGGTAATGCAATTTCCCATGCAGTAGGTCATAAGACTCTCGTCGTGAAGTAAGCACTGATCTTCGGCCATCTTTTTAATCTCGCCAAGAGGAACACTTTCTGTTTTAGCACCCTGGATTACTTTCTCGACACCATACGGGCTGTTTTCCTTGCACCAGCGCTCTACAAAATACTGTGCGTTATATGGGTCATAGCCAAAGCTACGAATCTCATAGCTGCATGAGCGTATATGTCGATCGAGATCATCGAAGACATTGTCGATGTCCAACACAGATCCGTTCATAACTACCAGAGTTCCTTCTTTCATGAATTCCTCGTACTTTGCTCTCATCGCCAGAGGAAGTTTGAACAATGTGCGCTCTGTTATGTAGCTTCGCACCTTGCATGCAAACGTACCATCTGGTAACGGAAATAAAAACGTGAATGCACAAAAGTCATCGCCCTGGGATAAGTCGGCTCCGAGAGAGCAAGGCATGCCCCAGTAAGATCTTTTTCGTGTTGGCAAGGTTTCCTCATAGGTGAAGAAATATGTGTAACCCTCCATGGGCAATCCAAAGCGCTTTGCCAAAATATCGTTTCTGGCTGACGGATTCTGCTCGGCTTTTTCAACTGCTTGCTGATAGACCTCATACGTTACAGTCTTGCCTAGATTTGGGTTGGCTTTTACCCACATGGCAGGATCGGCTACTTCTTTCACATCGTCCAGCTTATACCACCAGATTGATACATGAGGATTGATGTATTCGCCTTTAAGAATCTTCATCAATTCCATTTTGATTGAATCACCAGGTCCGTTTCGAACCGTACCCTCTGAACTCGATGCTACAATCAGATAGTCCTCATTCTTAGAGGCACCCTGTTCGATTGCTTCGACGACATCTTCTCGAATGTCGCCAGAGAGCCATTCGTCAACTGTTGCAAGTATACAACGCATTCCCTGAAGTTTGTCAATCGACATTGGCTTTACTTCGAGAAGGCTATTAGTGAACAGATTCTCAATTCCTTTCTTCGTGGCCGCAAGTTTCACGCCCTCCGGAGAACGAGTATTGTGCACTGACCCCTGAGTATAGAATTTAAACAGAGGTCCTGGTGCTCTTGTAATAGCAGTCCTGAATGGCGCCATTACTTCATCCGCCTGTCTCATTGTCGGGGCTGTTGTGATCTGCGAAGTAGTCTGAGTGTTGACTGTAAGCTGATAGGCCTGGTGCGTTTCGTCGTAAACAGACTTAGCCGCGCCACGAGCAATAATCAGATACTGCTTATTGATTAGGCGTTTCTTGATACGTTTAGTGACATAATGACCGCCTTGACGATCTTCGCTCGGCTCATAGACACTTCTCTCGACAAAATAATACCACCCGTAAACGTCTTCAGCCCAAAGCTTAAACGTATCGAGTAGCCTCATCGGGGAACCGTCTGTTAAGGTTAATTCGTTTTCACAAAACTTAATGTAGCCCTCAACCGCTTGATCATCGTAGTAGAAATTCGGATTAACGATGTTATCGTCTATGCGATTCATTTGCATCGAGATTTCTCGGTTAACAGGGATTTCACCGCGCAACACGGCTTTACGAAATTCCCCATAATAACGAGGCGTTGCTGTGTTACTCAGTGCCATTTGTTACTCCTTATTTCTTCTTTTTCTTGTGATAAGGCAGCCCAGAATACGGTTGACTTCCATACTCGTCATATAGGTTTTGAACATGCTCATCGACAACCGACTCATGATATGCGTTCCATGCTTCTCGTCTTTTCGCGGCCTCTTCAGCTTCTTTATTTCTCAGTTCCTGTTCTTCTTTAGCCTTAGCATCAGCTTTCTCTTTTTCTTTTTTAGCCTTAGCATCAGCTTTCTCTTTTTCTTTTTTAGCTTGCGCTTCTTCTGCAGCTTTTTTTGCAGCTTCTTCTGCAGCTTTCTGTTTGTCTGCCATTTTTTTAATTTGGGCTTCGGTGTTCATACGCTTTACAGCCGCTGCTTTTTGCTCGGGTGTTAGTGATGCTCGTTTCGCCCATAAGTCTTTAGCAGATGCCGTATTTACAAATTTAGCAGCTGCATCGTTTTTCTTCTGTCCAAATTTAATATCCGTTAGCCCCAACGCATTCGTAACTTTAGTCACTTTTTCAACAGAATCGTAAACGGATGCTACCGTTCCAGCTACTTTAGCAAGCCGTTTAGCAAATTTTTCTCCGGCACCAACTTTGCTAGTATCTAGTCTGTCGATTCGGGCTTTAACATCCAAACGCTGAAAAGCTTCATTTAATTCAGCAACCGTCAATTCTCCGCTACGACGCAAAATATCTTCTTTTGATCCCGTTCGAATCACTTCGTCAATGGGTTTTTCCTTGGGTTGGTTTTTCTCCAAGTTTTTTTTCTTAGATTCTAACTTGGACGACATTTTTTTAAATTTAGAAGATGCTTTTTTTAAAGAGGAAGATAATGCCTCGTATTCTTTAAGTTCCTTCTCTGTAGCTGTTCCGTTTTTCTTCTTTTTCGCCAGCTGCATGTAGCGACTCTTAGACTGGTTAACGTTATTGCCAAGTTTGCTTACTTTTCGTTCGATCCTGCCAAGCTTCTTCCGTCCGAGTGGAGTCAATGTACCATCTGGATTCTGATAACGACGCATACCCCACTTTTGACCTCTAACACCGTGGTGTTCGATTACTGAGTCGTAGTGGATTCCGTAGTATTCTGCCATTTTGAATCACCTACTTTCTTCACATACTTGACTGAAGATACACCAAGGATTGCGCCGAGGGCAGTATCAATCGCGATGATTGTGCTGGTGATCTGCTCGCCATATGGAATTCCCCAGATCATAGAAATGGCGGAGAACAAAGTGGCAATTGCTGGACATACTACGAGAGCAATCCATTTGAGAACGTCGTATACTTTGTTAGACATGGTTTCACCCTCTTTCACTATTCTTCTCATCCATGTCTGCAGCTTCTTCTGGACCGACGATTCGCAATTGTGCACATGCGTTGTAGCCTATTTCGCAATCACCGTTTCCTCCCATCTCTCGATAAGGACGATACAGATACTCTAAAGTTTGTTTTTCTCTGAGAGTGATTGCACCTCTGCGAATACATTTGTCTGTCAAAACCATAATCTGATAATGACCAAGTCCAAGCAACATTTTGGATGAGACGAGTTCGTTACTTTTCTTTTTGTCTTTTCTGTTAATCAAAAATTGAACGAACGACAATACTCCCGAAGATGTTAATGCCGTGATCACAGCGACAATTATAGATCTCATTTCAGGGCTCATCTACTTCCTCCAATCTAGGATCAACTTCGACATTCATTCTCCACTCCAGCTCTTTAATTTCGTCTTTCATAGACTGCTGCGTAAATGAGTTGGACGGGGGATCGAAAACTAGTTTGACTTTCAAGTAAATGTACGTCTTAACTTCGCTAAGGATAGCCTCGTCTTTGCCAAGAAAATCATTCCAGGTTTCGTCTAATCCTGTAATAGTGAATCCAATAACACCTACGCCGAGTTGATTTAGGATTCGTAATGCCGAATTTATATGGACGATCAAATCTGTGTCGAAACCAGTGAAATCGTCGTCCTCGACTCCACCTATCATTTTCTTAATTGTTCTTAGAATGCTGTCCACGACTGTTACCTCCGTTAAACTGGAGACAGTCGGAATTAGCATAACCTTTCAAACCGTGCTCTGAAACTACTTTGAAGAAGTGTCTATCGTCCCAGCTCCAAGCTTCGTCATCAGTGTTGACTTCTACGGTTTCATTCATTTTGATTTCGCCGCACGTTACATCAGACAGCTCGGTATCGGACGGATCAGCACGGAGTGACATGGCTTTGCATCCGACGATCTTAGCTTTCTTCATCTTATCACTTCCAGAGACATGTATCTCCAGGTTTTCTTTCACCATTGGGGATACTAAGTTTATTGTCTGTTCCGTAATGTATTATGTTGTGTGTATGAAAACAAGTCAATATTAAATTGTCCAAATCGAATAGCTTGTCAGAGCCCTCTTCGATATCGTCTATGGTAATTGGAACGATGTGGTGAATAATCGGCCTCTCGTAAATTATATAGCCGTCCACACCCAGATCACAGCCCATATCCCGAACAATTACTTTCTGTCTTGTAAGTTTCCATTGATGGGAACGATAGAGTTCTTGATTAACATACCGCTCTACACCAAATGTCTCGTAAGACACTTTACTATTTGTTCTCAGATACTCTAGTCGTTCTTCAAAAGACGGAAGAGTTATGAGCTCGCGATATGTTTTCACTGCTCGTCTCCTCCGTGACCTGAGTATTCTCTCATAGCGTTCAACGCGTTTTCATACAATTCCTTAATTTCGGCAGCTGACTCGAGCGCCTCCGTCTTAGCCTTAAGCAATTTCTTTTGCTCTTCCATCATTTCTTTTTCAAGACGTTCTTTGGTCGAGCCAAGTTTAAGATAATGCGTGATAACTTGAGACGAAGCCGTTCCTTCCATGAGCTGTTTTTCAGCTAGATCAACCGCGAGTGCAATCATCTGATTCTCTCTTGCTTCTACGGACATTGCAGTTCTTCGTTTTCTAGTTTCACTCATATGATCTCACAACTTTCTCTCGCTATCGCGTGTACTTTATTCAGTGTGCAAATATCCTTACGCTTGGTTAAATGTAGTTTTTGGAGGTATACATTTTACGCAATGGAAAGGAGTCCCGAAGAATCGGTTTTTGGAGGCAACCCAATGGCAAAGGAGATCGTAAATGCCTATAGGATACTTGCACACTCGATAAAGTACACGCGGTTAACGTGTACTTAGACAGATTAAAGCTCTGCCTTGCTTTTCATTTTGATTTAGTCAAGTTTAACAGCATAGCCTGTTACGTGCGTTACTGTTCCAGCAACACCGGAAGAATTTACGCCATAAGCCGGACTGTTAACATGACACGGAACAGCAATGTATCTTGTTGTCTCAACGTGTACGGTGATAAGAGTATTAGCTACGGTCGTAACTGTTGCTACGGCCTCAGGCATTGCAACTCCATCTTTCGTCATCTGGATGATTGCGGTGCCAGCAGCTGTTGGATCCAGTGTAACATCAAAACCAATCCGATACAAACCGGAAGCCTTAACATTGAACCCACTAGCCTGTGCGTTGATACACTTGCCTGTCGAAGTTACCTCTCCGCCAAGGATTGACAAAGTTGTAACCGAAGCAGTTACAGTCTGATTGCTGTTGGTGTAGGTTGTAGAACAGGATCTTACGTTGCAACCACAATTGTTACACATTCATATCCCCTCCTTAACAGCCAGAGCAGCAACCCCCGCAGAACGGAGACATGCCAGCGTTGTAGGTAAAGCCATTCGGGTACCGTACGACGTTGTTCATCTGCTGAGCCAGCTGCAGCTGAGAAATCTGAGCCTGCTGTGCCGCGATTGTCTGCTCCAGCTGATTCTTCTCCATTGCTGCGAACTTAGCATCGATGTTGGCGTTGATCGAGGCTGTGTTAATAGCCTGATTATAGTTTACACCGTCGATAGCTCGCTGTGTTGTACAGCAACACTGAGACAGCTGAGAAGACAGATCAGACTGAGCTGAGGATACCTGCTGAGCAAGATTTGCCTGACTCAAAGCCACTTCCTTGCCAAGCTGACCTACGTTTCTCTGCATCTCGTAGCCAAGGTTGCAAATGCCATTGCCCAGGATCTGAGTCTGCTGCTGGTTCTGATCGCTCAGTCGACCAACCTGATTCTGAAGATCATTGAAATTCATAGCATTGCACAGTCCGGCTTCCGTTACCGGCTCACCATTACAGTTGGTGTTTCGGTTATTCCAACCGCCCATTCCGAACATGAACAGAAACAGAATAATGATCCACCATGCGCCACCGCCAAAACCGTCGTAATCGTTGTTCTTGGACGCAGCCGCAATATCGGACAGAGAGTACGTGTTTTCCATAAATGTACCTTCTTTCATAGAATATACGTCATAGAGGTCTGCGCACTACCTCACTAACACCTACTTAAGAAATGCCTGCATTAGCGAAGCCTGTTGCTTCAATTGCTCAAACTGAGCCTGAGACATTTGGCCATTTGCAAGCATTTGCTTTACAATAGCTTCTGGGTTCTTGCCCTGCATCGTTTTCTTGAATTCAGCGAACTGAGCCATCATTTGCATTGGATTGCTGCTGGCCATTGTTCCGCTGTTTTGGGTTGCGTTGCTTAGCATCGCGAGAACCGGATTCACTTGGTTCATAAATATACTCCTCCAATCTAGCTAATCTCTGCTCAATAGATGAGAGCATTGTCTGCTGCTGATCTTGATGCGGAGAAATATCGAATGCACTTACAGTTTTGTACCCAGCGCCATCCGTTGAAGCCAGCCAAAGCACTGGAGCCGTTTCGTCAAGTAGTAAAACCTGACTGTTCGGGCCCATTTGAAAGGCTTCAGCTCCGTTTCTACCATTCACTTTCACAATATCGTAGTGCGGCAGTTGCTGGTTCTGGTAACTTGTGTTCATTCCGTTGCCAAAAGGCGACTGAAAAGAGTAATTTGGCATTCCGTACATTGGGTTTTGCATAATATCCAGATCCTTTCCATAGTTTGTTGCCTACTTCTGGAGACTTTTGCCCAAGGATGTTTTTCAAAAATATCACTTCGGGGAATTTTTGAGGAGGCCGGCTCTTTGTTCAGCTTGCCGACGATCTCGCCCTTTTCAAAATGGAGCGTATACTTGAAGCCGTCGCGGCGGATGGTGGCGTCAAAATATTCCGAGGCGTACTGCGTGGCGCACGCGCCGAGGCCGTTGAGGCCGAGGGAGTATTCATAGT